AGAGTTCCGGTTAGGGAAAATCCTGCTGGACTGTATTTTATTCTGGCAAATCTGTTGTGGTAGTTTGTTACAGTGCCTTCATTTGACTGCGAGGGAGGTCCAGCTTTTTGAATAGCAAAGCTTCTGCTAGAAATAGGATGTTTTAGAATAAACCACCCATGATCCGAGGTCATGCTGAGAGAGCTTGAAAATGGATCAGAATAAGTTCCGGTACTAGACCCAGAACCCCAGGCAGCAACTTGCCAGCCTGCTGTTTTTAGTATCGACTTTGCAAACCACATCGCTCCCTGAGCTTGTTGGTGGACAGTGGCACCTGTACCACCGGGTTCCTGGCCTATGTCCATATAGAAATGATATGGATTTCCAGTGTAGTAACCAGTATCAGAGGATTGCGTAACTATTTGATGAGTTATTGGCATTTTTATCTATGGAATTTTCGTATGTTTCTGTCATAATGGCCATTTTTGGCCCGAAATTCTTTCGAACCTAGCAGTTGTCATATTTTTTAGGTTCATTTTTTCTATTACGCTGTCAATCGTAGCACCAGGCTTCCTAAGCTCGTCCTGGAATGCCTTGGAGGCTACGATGGCATCTGCCACTGCCCGAAGCTCCTCAGGCTTACCACGGAGCTTTAAAAATGCTCCAGAGGCTATCTTCCCGGTAAGGTAGGCTGCCACTGCAGCAAAAAATATCTTTCCGGTGGTAGAAAGATTATAATAGCCCTCATTTAACTTTTTGTCGTAGGCTTCTCTAAGTTTTATTATTTTTGGGTCAACTGCCTTTGGACGATTTTGTAGATTTTTATCAGACATGTATCTAAACTCCGACTGCTAAGTAATTATGACGTGGTAAAGATTAAAGACAGAGCATTCCGTGGCTATAGATAATCTTGAAATAGCAAAACAGCTAAAAAAGCTCCAAGAGGAACTTAATGACCTAGTTGACGTACAAACTAAGTCACTTAAGTCTCAATTGGACCTTACAAAGCAGCTTGCAGATGCCCTAGGCCAAATTATAACAAACTCCGCCGGAACTACCGAAAATGCACAAAAAATGCAGGAAGCCCTAGGGGAAGCTGCGGAGAATGCGGAAAAAATAGGCTCTAAGGGGACTGCGGCTAGGTTCGCAGAATCTCTTAAAAAAGCTCATAAAGAAGGAGAAGGTCTTACTACCTCTCTCAAAAAGGCAGTCAAAACCATGCCAGGATTTACCGCCTTTGCTGGAATCTGGTCTGGGTTCACCGCAGGTATAACCGGTACCGTAAATTCCTTGAGATTATTTTCTAGTAGTATTTTGGATGCCCTAGAGGGACTTGGGCAACTAGCCGTAGCCGTCTTTACTTTTCCGTTTAGAATTTTGAATATTTTGACAGATTTTGCATCCCAGGGAGGAGGTGACAGCGGACTAAGGCAAGCCCTTGAGGACATTCGTAAGGAATTTGGCGACCTAAGAAAAACTTCGGCAAAGGCAATTATTGACATTTCCAGGAGCATGAAAGGCGAACTTGCAAACACGGGATTAAGTGTGTGGAGAACCTTTGGAAATCTCGCAGATCGACTTAAAACAATAGCTGAGTACGCCAAAAACATGGGCAACGTCTTCCAGGGAGTAATGCGAGAATTTGCTGCCCACGGAGAGGTTCTTGCCGCCTTCATAAAAGGCTTGCACCTCACAGAGGAAGGACAGAAGGCGGTAGCCACACGAGCTTATGCGACCGGTACAAGTATGCGAGAGCTTACGAGGGAAATAGCCAATTACTCCGTACAGCTTGGAGATGAATTTGGAATATCGGCGGCACAAATATCTCAGGACATGGGTGACATGATGGCGGATTTCCGAAATTTCGGAACCCTTGCTCCTGAAATTCTTGCAAATATTTCTGTTTATGCTAGAAGGCTTGGAGTGGACGTAAAAGGTCTCCTTGGAGTTATTGATCAGTTCGACAACTTTGAAGATGCCGCAAGAAGCTCTGCACAACTTACTCAGGCATTTGGACTTCAGCTTGACGCCCTTCAGCTTCTTAAGGCAGAGGACCCGGCAGAACGAACAGAAATGATACGAAAGGCATTCTTTACGGCTGGTAGGTCTATCGAAAATATGACCCGTCAGGAACGTGCTTTACTTGCACAGCAAACCGGACTTGAGGATAGTGCGCTTGACTTGGTGTTTTCTGCCAAAAACCAAGGCTTGAGTTATGATACCGTTAAAAAGAAATCTGAGGCTGCAAGGAAATCGCAACTTACTCAGGCAGAAGCCTTGCAGAAGGTCGCAGGAGCAATTGAGCGCCTGGTGAAGTCTGGAAGCCTTGGTGGAGGTGGGTTCTTTGAACGATTCTTCCAGGGATTTGAACGAGGAATACTACGAAGTAGGGAATTCCGAGAAATAATGGTAAATATCCGACAAGCCTTACGAGAAACCTATCTCGCTGGCATACGGGTGGGTCAAATGTTTGTTGACTTGTTCCCGGGCATAAGGCAATTGTTCAAGGGTCTTTCTGGATTGTTCGACAGATCAAGATTCAGGGAAATGACAAGAAACCTAAGAAATATCTTTAGGGAATTCTTTACATCTCTCACAAGCACCTCCGGCAGAGATTCCTTCAAAAACCTGATGGAACGCCTGAAGACAATGTTCTGGAATTACTTCAACGCCTCCAGTCCAGCAGGAAGAAATATATTGGACGGGGTAAGAAAATTCTCCAAGGCTGCAGCAGTTATAGCCGCCGGCTTGATACGAGAAATAGGTAATGGATTAACACAGGGCATAAGATTCATAACCGATGTTATTTCTGGAAGAAGAGAACTCGGTGGCGGAGCCGCTGCGGGCGGTGCCTTTGCCTTCATAATGGAATTGTTTGAACCAATTGTGGAAGCAATAAAGGAAGCCTGGCCTCCACTTTTTGAAGCTCTTAAGAATCTTTGGACAGAAGAAGTTTGGCCAAGAATAAGGGACTTCCTTTATGATAATGCTCTCGTTATTGCGGGAGTTTTGTTTGGCCCAACGCTCCTAAGGTCAATTGCAGGAGGTATCGGTGGTGCCTTTGCTGGGGCTCTTACAAAAGGATTAACCCAGGGAGCAACTACTGGTATATCGGAGTTCGCCTCTAACGACTCTATAAGAGGTGCTTTGTCAAAAGGAATAAGCTCTGTGTTTTCTAAAGGGGCTGGCGGCGCTTCTGCCGCCGCCATAACCGAAACTGGGGCTGCTGCTGCTGCTGCAAATGCGGCTCCAGTAAACCCGGCATCGAACGCAAGAATGGCAATGGTTGCCGGCGTGATGGCTATTGGTATGGTAGCAATAGTTCTTGGAATTTGGGCTATTGCGACAGCCATGAAGGAAAACAATATTTCTACCGAGCAAATGCTAGTTGCTGCTGGTGTGATGGGTGTTGCAGGCTTGGTAATGATTGAACTGGCTGCGGCTGTTGGAATTATATCTGCTGCCGGTGCCACCATCGCCGCTACTGGACCCGGCTTTATTGCTGGCATGGTAGGTCTTGGATTAATTGCCGGAGCAATGGGAATCGGTCTTCCTATGATCATTGGGGCCCTTAGCGAATTCTCCCCAGAGCAACTTGTCAAGGCATCCATAGCCATGGCTGCTGGTGGGGCATTCTTTGCCCTTGCTGCCGGAGTTCTGTTGGCTGCCGCAGGCGTGGGAGCATTTTTGCTCACAGGAGTTGGCCTGGTTGGTGTTGTAGCTGGTCTTGCCGCTATAAATGAGACAACCAAGGGAATGGTTGAAAACGTTAGAGAAATCATAAATGAAGTTTCCTCTCTTATTATTCCAGGGGACTTTGACAGAAAGTTTGATATTTTCTCTGAGGCCCTAACAGCCATTACTTCCTTTGGAGACATCGTAGCCAGAATTTCTGAGTCTACCTCTTTTGGATCCTTGGCTGGGTGGATAACCGGGGGAAATGCAGAAGATCAGATTTCTGTTCTCAGGGAACTTAATAATTTCATCCAGAACATGGGAACCCACATGATTGTTCTTGTGAGAAATATTCTTGAACAAGTTACTAGTCTTGAGGCCACGCCAGAAGCGATCCAGAGAGCAGAAATTTTTGGAACTATAATGGAAACTCTCGGCAACCTTATGACCGCCCTTCAAGGTCCATCTGAGGTTTTGTCTGCCGGCGGAGGTATCCTGTCCTCCATCATTGGTTCTAACGTCGCTGAAAATCTATCCAACTACAGCATCTTCATAGAGAACATGGGTATTTCTCTTGGAAATCTTCTTAGGGATGTAGCCGGGGTATTAACTGGTCCTCTTTCTAGCTTAGATGGTTCCGAGGAGTCATTTAAGGGTCTTGGGGTAATCACAGAGACTCTCGGAACTCTTGGAACTCTTGGCAGAAACATGATTACTGTTATTACCAGTAATTTCTCTCACCTGACTGGCGGAGATTTCACGGCACGTATTGCCGAGGTATCCGATGCCATCGGCACAATGATCGCCGGTATTTTTGAGGGCGGAGGTGGAGGACTTATTGGTTCGATAAGCGGCTTAATGACCGAACTTATAAACTCTCTAGGAGATATTTCCGAGACGGACGCTAATAGACTTACTACCGTAGCGCCTGTTCTTACAAAAGCCTTTGAGGCAATCTCGGGAATCGGAATAACCATAGGAGAAGTTTCCTCTCTCGCCTCAAGTCTTCCGGCAGAGGCTAGAGGCACAGCACTTGGCACAATAAATGCCATCATAGAAAATATGCTGACTGGGATTGCAGACCTTTCCGCAAGTCTTCTTGGAAGCATCAGGGAAGTTTTTGGTGGAATGACAAGAGCAGAGGCATCCTCTTTGAAAACGGGAGTTGAGACATTTAAGAGCATGATCGAGGCTATCTCTACTCTTCCAGGTGCCCTTCAGAGTCTTTATTCCCTGGTTAGCGAGGACACGGGTGGTGACTATACCAGAATTCGACAAAGACTTGGAACAATGATAAGTCTGTTTTATGAAACAGATGAGCCTGGCAATCCTGGTCTGCCTGAGTTGTTCAGGCGAATGGCTACGGCATTTAATGGTATTCCTGAGATAACCGGAAACCCGGCAGAGAAACTAGAAGAACTTTCCAAAAGCCTGGGTTCTTTGAATGAAATTTCCTCAGTGTCATTTACTGACATTGAAGCCCAAATAAGTGAAAATCTTAAGGCTCTCGAAAGTGGAGCATTTTTACATGTCGGCGACAATATAAGAGCTATGGTTGAAAGAGTTAATTCTATTGCCACCGATCTTGGATCCATCGAGCCGATTAATCTAAACACTAGTCTAAAAGCTCTTGCTGGAAGGTTGGGTCTTGGAGACAGTGAGGAATTAACTATTAGAAATAGAGATTTCAATATTGAAGTAAACGTAGAAGTTCACATAGATGCCCAGGAACTTGAAAGAGTTCTTGTAGAAAGACCCAACTCTAGAATAATGGCAACCGGTGGAAGAGGAGGAACATAACCGCCTATGACAACAAAACTTTTTGAAGAACTTAAGGAAACCCCGGAGTTCAAAAAAACACTCGAAAAAATGTCAGACGAGGAAAGAAGACTCGCGGAAAAAGCCTCTGAGGAACTTCTGAGGCATTTTGAGGAAAATATTCTTGTTCCTCTCAGGAATAGCCTAAAGAAATAGTTATAGCTTATGGCAGACCTGTCAGATTCCGACCCAAAGGTTCCACCGAGACCTTTACCAGATACCACCAAGTCAAACAACGGATTGCCGGAGTGGGGCGTGGATGACCTTGTTCCGAAGGAACGTAAGCGTCTGGGAGATTATATTGCCTATCAAACCCAGCAGGTTTTCAAAAACGAATATCCTATAAAAGAAGGTTCTGAGCTTTTTAAACTAAAGACAGAAACGGGAAATCCTGCACCAATAAATGACCAGGACAGAAATGCTGTAAATACCTACATGAATGACGTTGCCCAAACAGACTCAGGGCAGGTAGCTAGGTCTATTTTTGAAACCCTGAGCGACTCCGGGCTTCTTGACACAGACACTAAGTTTGAAATCAAAAAAGGTAAGTCCGACGACGATAAAAAAACTGGAAACGAATATTTCAGGGATATTGACCAAAATAAGGGAGAGGCAGAAATCCCACAGAGAATCCAGACAATCATGTTTCAGAACAATAGATTCTCTGAAGCAAATCCTGCCTTTGTTCCTGGTCAGGAAGAGGGCAGAGGAAATTCCATCGGCTCCCTAATCGTCCAGCCCAAACTTGGACAGCACATGCCAGGGAAGTTCCCGAAAAAAGCAGATGGGGACGGTGGGGACTACGTTTCGATTCCTATCGACAAACTCAAAAACTTTGGCCTTACAACGCTCTTGCAAGCCTCTGGAGAAATAAATGTCCCTACGGATCTCGATGACCCGGTTCTTGCTATGGGTGCCAGCGTATTGGCCGGCAATCCCGGTTTGGCAAGACTCGGACAAAGATTTCCTGTTACAAGATTTGATGGCGTAAAAATTCTAAATGATCTTGAGCCAACTCTTGCAAAGCCGCTTAGGGACTCGCAGCTTAAGGGAAATCCTATTTTAACTCATGGAAACGCAAACAACCCTCTCGTACCATTTTCTGGACTAATTGCCATTTCCTCGGTTGCGAGTGCTCAAGTATTAGCCCTTACCGTGACGGGAATGCTAAGGGCATTATATACAACCTTAAATGCCATCACCGAAGAAAGAAGTTTGGTAAATGGAGTTGCCACAAACCCTGGCAGCGGTGGTTCTATTTCTTCTGGAAGAAGACTAAGACTTGGAAATTATCTTGGCAAAAGAGATGAAACTGCAATTTATAGACCATATAAAAATTCAAGTGCCATTGATTTAGTTGTTACGAAATATCCATATTTTGAATGCGTGAACAAAGGCATTGCAGTTTTTTTTGGTGCAAGAACTCTACCACAAATTTCTTCTGTAAATGACGAAAATTTACAATTGTCCTCGGGATGGTATAATACGGTTTTTAGAAATCTTGTCAAAAATACAAACGACCTTTTGATTGATCTTTTGCCAGGAACGCCTCCTGTTGTTCGAGGGGCTTATGACGTTGATCCAAATCTTGCCGGAGGGACAAGCGGTTTAGGGTTTGATAGCAATCCGTCGGCAGTAAATTATATCAAATCTATAAACGGTTCTGTCATTTTGAAATTTATGAATATTATGGCCCTCATGGGAGAATCGGCATTTTTGTCAGAAAAAAATGCTACTTCTAGAATTGACGACATTAATGATGTTGGCGAGGGACCATTTGGAGAAGTTTCTCCTCGACTTGGTGTACTACATGCCAAAAATAGACTAAGCGACCAATTTGGCAACAAGCTTGCCTGGGCAAGCAACACAGTTAAATCCATGTATCTTTTACCAAGCGTTATAAAGCTTGCTGGTGAAAGATTCGATGGGGATACTGGAAGATACAGCACCCTTACGCCAAATAGAGGATTTAGAAATTCTGATACTGGTCGTCTTTCCTCCGAGGAAGTTCAAAGCATGGAGAACTACCTTGAGGCTGATTACCTGCCATTTTATTTTCACGACCTCAGAACAAATGAAATTATTTCTTTCCATGCTTTCCTGGATAACATTTCTGACAACTACACGGTGGACTACACCGAAAATGAAGGTTATGGAAGAGTAGGAAAAGTTCTCACCTATAAAAATACCAACAGAAGTATTAGTCTTGGATTTTCTGTGGTGGCAACAGGCCCGGATGACTTTGATGACATGTGGGTAAAGATAAACAAACTCATAACTCTTCTTTATCCGCAGTATACGCAGGGTAGGTCGCTTATTTTTGGAAATGACTCTTTTACCCAGCCATTCTCTCAACTTCCTGCAGCCTCACCACTTATTCGTCTCAGACTGGGTGATATTTTTAAGTCAAACTACAACAGATTCGATCTTGCTAGATTGTTTGGGCTAGCAAGTCCAGAGTTTTCTTTGGAGACTGAGGCTGACAGAGAACTCGCAACACAAACGGCCGAAAGAAGAGAGAGATTTCTAGAGGCTACCACCGAAATTTCCGAAAGAGCAAGAGCCGCACGGTGGGAAGAAGGAGACAAATTAAAATTAAGTCCTAATGGAGAAGATATTCTTCCATATTATTCTGTTCTATCTACCAGCGAAGACGATGGTCTTAGGGTTGCCACCGAAGCAAATGTTATTATTCTTGGACCGAGCGCAAACCAAGAAGAACCTCCATCTCTTTTTGACTTCAGGATTGAAGAACCATCTGTGGCTTCTGTTATTTCAGGAGATCCTTCTGGTACATTCAAAGCAAATGCAGCATGGCTTACTATGCCACCGGAAGAAATTGTAAGACAAGCGGAAAATAGAGCCGGTGAAGAACCAACTCTTAACGAGGCTGCCGACAGAGATGGAGAAAGGCAGGCAATTCAGGATTTCTTTAAGCCAGATGGCGAGGATGCAAATCCTATTTTCAAGTCTTTCGAGTCTGTTAGAGGTAGAGGTCTTGCAGGGTTTATTCGTTCCCTGAACATGGAAGTAGATCAGTCTTTTACGTGGGAGACTTCTGGCATAAATAACAGGGCACCAAAACTTATTAAAGTTTCCATGCAATTTGATCCAATCCACGATATACAGCCAGGTCTTGATCACAATGGATTTAACACGGCACCAATTTACAATGTTGGTGGCACCATGAAGCAGATCACAAGAAATTCACAAGCAGAAGTCAATTCTAGAGAAACGGACTATAAGACAAATACGCAAATAACAACAAATAGAACTTCTAGAAGGGAGCGTGCATAATGACACGTAGATACGCCAGAACACCTGTTCTCGGAATGGGTTTTAGCTATGGAACGAGTTATGCAATTCCAATTATCCGCAATAATATTGCAGTGGGTAATATACGCTTCGATGAAACCACCTTGGATGAGGCAGAAAGACTCGATATTCTTGCAGGGCAGGTTTATGGTGACTCTAGCCTTTTCTGGATTATCTCCGCTGCCTCAGACATTGGCTGGGCCTTGCAGGCTCCTCCCGGGACAAGAATAAAAATCCCAAAACTTCAGGACGTAATTAAATTTCTAGGGTAATTTGTGCCTAACGAACAACAAAAACTTTACACGAGCACTAACAGGCTAGCCAGGTTTTTTGGTCTTTATACCGCAAGAGACCTAGCTGGACGTATTGCTCTTGAGCAGATTCAAGGTATAGCGGGTGCCAACTCCACCGTGGCAAATTTTGACCTTCCCCCGCCTCCACAAGAAATTACAGAACTCGTTGCTGCCCTTGTGGACACTTCGGAGGGAAGTTACTTGGTAAGAGACCTTGTTGAGCACATGAACAACATCATGTCAACTGCCACTTCCTCTCCAGAAAGTAGCGACTCTGCAACAGGAACCGGTGGAATAACTGAAGGTGGTTCCCTTAGGGATAGAGTAAATCGTTTTGTGGAAATTGTAGGTCCAGAGGGAGCCACTCTCGACGGGGCTACAACTACGATTGACATGACGCAGGTTTTAGAAAACAGCATCATAAACAGTAATCCCAACAACCCTGACAAAACTATATCTCCACACCTTTCTGTCATCAAGGTAAACAATATAAGAATTACTCCAAGTTCAAGAAATATAAATGCGATTGTCGTCTTTCTAAATGGGATTCCAACGTTTGAACTTGCTAGGGCAGTGCCTTATCTTAATATTCAACTTCTTACTCCTGGAAGTCCAATTTCTCAAAATGGCAGACTCCAGAACATTTCTTTGTTCAGGTTCCTAGAGGGAAACGTTCAAGTAGACCCAGATTCCAGAAGTACCAGGTCAGTTCTTGCCCTTGCTAACAAGGTTATTAATACAGACTTTTTAGAAGGGGAGGAACCAAACGAACAAAATTCTACTTATACCTCCACGGGTATGGAAATTTTCACCTCCCCACAGACTCTTGTGAATGGCAATGAAACTTTCAACAATCCCGATAGAGTAAATCCAATTTTAGACAAGTTTCAACCTCTGATGACTCTGAAGGAGCTTCAGGTGGACGTTGCTCCAAGTACCGGCCTTATGTCGTTTAAGACAGCCAGACTTAGTTTTACTGTACACGATCGGTCTAGACTTTCAGAACTTGCTGGATTTATCCGCCCAGACCTTTACGCCAGAACCGAATTTCTTATTGAGTACGGGTGGAACCACCCAGAAGCAAATATATCCTCAGAGGGCATAACCAACCACTACGCCGAACTCATAAATGCTATGAGGTGTAGGGAAAAGTATGGAATTATAAACTCTTCCCTTACATTTCAGGATGGAGGACTTGTGGAGGTGACTCTTGACCTTGCCATGAGAGGAGGGTCCGACGTATCTTCCGAAGTTATTTCGACGGATGAGTCAGGAAACATAAATAGAATTCTTTCGCAGATCAGAGAGTTGTCAGAAGCTATTGGCGAGTACAGAAGAAGAATTTTTGGAACTGAGGCCGGAGCTTCTTCTACTGAAATCAGAGGCATACAAATTTTGGACGCCGCCGAGGACGCAAGAAATAACCTAATTCTTGATAGATCCATGCAGGACAATCTTAGGAATTTTCAAAATGTGCTCCGTAGAAGGTCTTCTGGAAGTGATGGAAGCGGGGCAGCAAGAGAGTTGTCTGATGCCCTCACAAGGCTTTATGAGAGCGCCAATGAGGATGGTAGCGGCTCTAGGTCTACTTCTGGCAGTGGTGGACTTGTAGGAGCCCTGAGGCGTTCTGTGCAGGATGCTGTGCAAAGAAAAATGAGAAGACTCGCTTCCGGGGAAGATCCATTTGCTAGAACGTCAGATAGAAATGGTACGAGATTGGCTGCAAGAAGAAATTCTAGAGGTGCAAGAGATACGTCCACAGAGAGAAGAATAGAAACTGAACTTAGAGACGTTCCAGAAGAAGTTTCTCTAGCCAAACTTATTGCTTTGTTTGTCGGCGAACCTCTTGCGATGACAGGAAGATTTGACGACATTCAGCTTGTCTTTTACCCGTTTAATAACGGAGCAGGATTTGCAAGAACCCTAAATATCGGAAGCTTTTCTGTTGACACGAGATATTTCTATGAGAATTTCCTTAGAAATCGTCTTGAGAGCCTGAGTCGGTCTTCCACCATGAATCTTCAGGATTTCTTGCAGTTTATTGCCACCACCGTTATAGATGACAATGCTGCTCCCTCCTATGGGTTATTTTCTAGCGCGAGAGGCGCCTCTCCTCTTTTTAGAAGAGTTTCTGTAGATGGCGGAGGTGTGACCACAGAAGCCACTGTGGATGCCGTGGAACTTCAAAGCAGCCTGGAAAGACTTCTTCGGGATGTTACCCCAGACGCCACATTTAGAATGCCGCAGGTTGACTTTTATCTGGAGACCTCCCCACAGAGAATTAACAGAGAAGGAGACTCCGCTGATGCTGGGGACCTGAAGACCATTCTGAAAATACATATTTTTGACAGACAAGCAACCTCCTATGAAACCCAAGGCGCTCTCATGGCAGCCGCCAGAGAGGAAGAAATAAGAAATATTTCTGGCAATCCTCATATTGAAGGTGGAGACGAGGGAGTAACCGAGTCACAAACAGAGGAATACAACAGAATTTTGGATGCTGCCTCAAGTGCAGGCTTTCTTGAAAGAATACCAGATTCGGAAATGTACAGAATTAGGGGTGGTACTCCGGTTCTAAAGGAATTCCTTAGAAGAACAATGCCGTATGTTATTTACGGGGCGCAAGGCACAACTATAAAACAAGCAAATCTTACATCCATCCAAGATGCAGCCCTTTCTACCGTAAACATGCTCCGGTCTTATCAGACGACACAACTTGAGCCAAACGGGGAACAACCGGGTGGTTTACCCCTTCAAATTATTCCATGTGAGTTAAATCTTACCACCTTTGGCTGTCCGCTCATTGACTTTGCTCAGCAGTTCTTTATTGACTTCCAGACTGGAACTTCTGTAGACAACCTTTATGGCGTGGTTGGAATTTCCCACAGAATTTCTTCTGGGGACTTCTCTACTGAGGTGAGACTTGCTCCTCTTGACGCCTATGGTACGTACCGTGCCCTCATCGAGCGTATAGGTAATGCTGGTCTTGCTCTCAGAGAGGAAAACAGAGGAACCACCTCCACTGTTACCGCCACCGGAGGAGCCACACCTCCAGGATAAAAAGATTTTCTGATCGTGTAAGCTGGAAGAGTAGTGTCTACTATCTCTATCCCAGAAAACATCGAAGAAATATGCAAAGTGTTTGGAAAACAGCTTCCAAACATAGCCCCGGAGTCATTTCAAAAAATGATGTGCCAGGTTGTGCCAGGTATGCCCATGTCAAGTGTGCCATGGCACAACATTTTACCTGAGCACTCTTTTGTGCAAGCTAAGGACAATTACGAGCACAAAGTACAAAAAATCATAGATGAAATTGGACCCGACATAAAATATTACGAGGAAATATACACAAAAACTAGTTCCGTTTTCAAGTATCTAAAACCTGCGAAGGTTGATGCGGTAAAACTAAAGCTATATTCCCTTAACGAGGAAAATAAAGTTCATCTGAGTCAGTGGCGACCAGATAAATACGGCTTTCTTCCTGTCCCCGAGTATTCCCTATGTGAGAGCGTTACCGGAAGGATGAAAATAAAGTCTGGTCCAAATATTTTGCTGCTTCCAAAAAAACTTAGAGATATTGTTACTAGCAGGTTTGGAAAAAATGGAAACATTTGGTACCTTGACTACGTTTCTCTGGAGCCAAGAGTAGCTCTGGCCATTAAGCAAATTCTAATGGCCTCGGAAAAAACTCCTCTTCCAATGGACATATATGCCCTGGCTTTAAAAACCCTCAAACTATCAAATGAGATATCAAGGGAAACCATAAAACAAATTGTATTGTCTCAACTTTATGGACAATCCAAGTCCACAATAATCGAAACATTGGAAAAATATAACGTGAGAGACCCGGATGAGGTTGTGGAGATGGTCAATGACTTCTTCGGTATCGACACTCTCCGCCAGTTCATTTTACAAGGCTACCAGAAAACCTCAGGAACTTTTCTAAGGACCTTCTATGGCAGACACCTCACACCAGAGGATGGAAAGCCTCACGCCCTTCTGAACTATTACGTTCAGTCAACGGCTGTGGATATTGCTCTCCTTGGCTTCGCAAAGATTCTTGAGAAACTTTCTGAGACCAAGAAAGCCTTTGATATCATAGTTCCAATTTTTATTCTACATGATGCACTTATTTTAGACGTTCACAAAGACGTTGAACATCTAATCCCTAAGTTGTGTATCCTGAATTCTGTGGGGGTTAAGGAAATCCAAGAACAAACATTCTGGATGACAGGAAAGAAATTATGATTGACCTATTTGATATACCCGAAGAAGTAAAAGAAAAAGAAAAAGAGCAAACGGACAATGATAAGAAAGCCGGAGTTGCTGTCTGGGAGTACAGAAATTCAGACGAGGACTTTGACAGACTCATTGTCATTAGTCTTCAGGGATTGCAAGACCAGATTCACGCTGGCACTCTTCTCAGAGAAGACCTTCCAAAAATTTTGTATGGAATGGAAGGTGCTATTAACGTGTTGAAAACACACTACAATTTGCACCCAAAAACCCCGGAATTCGACAACAAAAAACCTAATGATTTCATTATGTTAGACGAGAAAGATTCTTTAAAGAAGTGATACAAGAATAGTCTTGTATTCCATACTTATGATAGTCCGGTCAAACAATTTATACCGGTTTTTTTAGAAAGTGAGAAATAGTAACATGGCATATAATCTTGATTCAATTAAACAGAAAATAACATCGCTTGCAGGAAATCAGAAGTCAACAGACGCAAAGGCAAAAATAAACTGGGCAAAGTTCGGAATTGGAACCTATGACATAAGGTTCGTTCCGCTCACCGATGGAAATGGAAATCCTCTTGCTCAGCCTTTCTTTGAGGTTGCCTACTACGACAACAAAGACCTCGGAGACAAAAGATTTGTAGCCCCGAGCCAGTTTGGTTCCGCAGACCCGCTCAAGGAAGCTGCAATGGAACTGGCAAAAGACAAGTCCAGGGAAGCTTGGCTCGTCCGCAAAAAGCTTACTCCAAGAGAGAGATACTACGCTGGAATCGTTGTAAGAGGCGAGGAAGAGAAAGGTCTCCAGGTTTGGGAGATTTCTCCAAAGCTCTGCAAGGATATCTATGGAATTCTTGTACATCCAGATTACGCAGAGGAAGATATGTTTTCGATAGATTCCGGGTATGACTTCACGGTCACGGTATCTGCCACCGATAAAATGTTCAACAACTTCCCTGTAAAGGACATTAAGCTTCAGCCCCGCAGGAAATCCTCCAAGCTCCTTCCAAAGAAGGAACAGGTTGAGGCTCTGCTTAAGCAGGTTCCAAATTTTGAGGCTTATTTCAAGGCTCAGATAAAGTCGGAAGAGGAAATGATTGAGATTCGTGATAATTTCCTCGCTGTTCAGTCTGGCGAAGCTACCTCTACGGAAACCTCAGAGGGTTCTGTAAAAGCTGGTTCCTCCGATGAGTCTGCAAAGGCAGTAGCCGATGTAGACGCTGCTTTCAAGGATCTTGAGTGACACTTAGACTTTGAGTAAAGGCTATAGTCACGTCTTTTGAAAACAACAAATTGAAGTCTAAGTATTGAGTTTGGCTCCTGTAAAAGGGAGCCAAATTCATATGAAGTCCCTTATTCTGTAAAACCTGAGAATTATAAATAGGAAAAAAATTATGGCAAAAGCTACAACCACAGCACCTACCAATAAACCTTCAAACAACAATTCCACGGAGGATTTCTCCCAGGAACTTATTCGGCAACTAAACAAGGACCACGGTTCAAATATTGCATTTAATCTTGCATCTGATGATGCGCCCACTGAAATAAAAAGATGGATTTCCACCGGCTCTAGGCAGCTTGACTATATTATCGGCAACAGAAGAGGTGGCGGTTGGGCAGAAGGAAGAATTGTAGAAATCCAGGCTCAGCCCGGCCTCGGTAAATCTCATCTATGTTTTGCAGCCGCTAGGTCGGTGCAGCAAATGGGTGGCATTGTCGTTTATGTTGACACCGAAAATGCCACGAACATAGATAATCTTTCTGACCTTGGCATTGACATTTCGAAGAAGTTTGTTTTCGTGCAAACTGCTTGCACAGAGGAAATCTTGTCTGTTATCGAGAGTACGATTACCAAGGCAAGGTCAATGACAAAAGATGTCCCTGTCATCGTTATTTGGGATTCTGTGTCTCAGTCTTCTCCTAAGGCCGAGCTAGAGGGTGACTACGACCAGAATACAATTGGTCTACAGGCCAGAGTTCTTTCCAAGGGCATGAGAAAAATTGCAAACGTAATTGCAAACCAGAAAGTCTTGCTGATGCTCGTTTCTCAGCAGCGCACAAAAATTGGTGTCATGTATGGCGATCCCACAACTACCTCTGGCGGTATGGCTATTCCATACTCTGCAAGCACCAGAATAAAGCTAACTGGTGGTAAGCAGTTGGAGAAAGATGGAAACGTTATTGGTATCGAGGTTACGGCGAAGACCATCAAAAATAAAGTTGCAAGACCTTTCAGGGAGTGTACATTCCAAATCCACTTCGGAGTTGGAATTAAAGAGCATGAAAATATTTTTGACTTCCTGAGAGAGCATTGTGAAAAGAATGGTGCTGCTACACTTGAGGATGGCTCCACCGTAGAAGTCGAGGGAACGTCTGCCTGGAAGACTCTCAGAATCAAGGAAAAGGGCAAGGCTCCAATAGAAAAGAAGTTCCAGAAGTCAACCTTCGATGAAATTCTGGAAAACCCACAGTACAAGAAATATCTTGATGGCCTTATGGATACGGCTTATGTTATGAAGCCGATGCAAGAGGAACATGCCACTCTCAAGGGAGTTAATTCTGATTCTGTTGAAGAGGTTCAGGCTGCTGGGGCTTTGAATAAGTCTGCGGGCGACCTCGCAGCAGAGACACCCTGAAATATTTGAGGAATGCAAAAATGAAACACCATGACCCAAATGAGGCTATTCGACTTGATGAAAATGAGCCAGTAGCCAAAACCGACTATAAAACTCAGGATCCGGCTTGGATAAATCCAAAGATCCCAACCGTGGACAAGATTATTAGAATTAAGTTCAAGAAAATGTCTGAGACCGCCAAGATTCCCACGGCTATGAGAGACGGGGATATTGGTTTTGACTTATATTGCGACGAAGACTTTTCAATTAAGTCTGGACAAACCGTAAAAATTAAAACCAACATTCAACTTGCCGACATGCCAACCACAGATAGCGACAGGAATCGAATCTTTATGAAAATTGAAGGACGTTCAGGGCTGTCTGCATCTGGTATATTTCCAACTGGCGGAATAATTGATCCAACTTACAGAGGCGAAATTGGAGTTGTTCTAAACTGCTTGAACTTCAACTATCGCGACTATCCTCCGACACCCGGAACCTCGCGCATCTTTAAAAAAGGTGAGCGTGTAGCTCAGCTTGTTGTCTACAAGGTCGCAACTATGGGCGAAATTTCCATGGAAGAAACAAACAGCGTTACAGAAACCAACAGAGGTAAGGCAGGATTCGGAAGTTCCGGTTTATGATGCTGCTTCTTTCTTTAAAGAGGAATTAAAATGAAAGACCTGATTACAAGAATAGAATATGAAGTAACCTGGGAATACATCAAAAAAGATGATGCCTACAGTCATAGCAATCGTTACACTTCTGCAAGGCAGGTTGTTGACGAAATTGGCAAAGTCCTTATGGTGATTGACCACGCAAAAACTGACAAAAGTCTTTATGTCCGCCCCCAGGACCTAAGTGACTTCCATATAGTAAAAAGAATCATCTCAGAGGGAGAAATCACTCCAGAGGAAAAAGAATTTTTGAATGAGAATACATGATTAAAAGAAAAGAGATACACGTAGAAACAAAAATGTGGCTTGTGGCATTGTTTATATTTGTTGCAGCTATATGTGTTGGATATACGGCGATTTCTTTCCTAATACATCAAACCAACCCCGCAGAAGAATGTAACAACCACGATGACTCCTGTGAACTTAATATTCAAGCCAGACCATAAGACAGAGCGACCAATTGTTGTGGTCGATGGTATGAATCTTTTTATTCGTCTGTTCGTGGTAAACGAAAGCGTTACCACAAGTGGAGATCCTGTAGGTGGCGTGGTTGGTTTTATAAAATATCTGAATTATCTCACGTATAACTTCGTACCAAGGAAGTTGGTAGTGGTCTGGGAACAGGGCGGAGCCTCACCGAGACGTAAGAAAATCTTTGAGGGCTACAAGGCAAACAGAGCCAAGGACAAGGAATCCTTCAAAAACATAAAGGATGATACCTCTAAGAGATCCTGGCTTCTAGGCGACCAAGAAAATAAACTTAAGCAACTTCACTTGCTTACACAAGTTCTAAAGCAGATGCCGGTGTGTCAGATTTACATTCCAGAAACGGAGTGTGATGATATTGCCGCTTATTTGCTTCGGAACAAATTTTCTAAAGAAAATGCAAGAAAAATTCTTGTTTCTTCTGACAAAGATTTTTACCAATTGCTGGAAAATCCAAGCATTGAGATATATGATCCAGGGAAGAAAATTCTTGTATCTGCAGAAAAAATTCTGACGGAATATAATATTTCTCCAAGAAACTTTTGCCTGGCAAGAACTATGGTGGGTGACACCTCGGACAATATTCCAGGTGTTGAGGGTATTGGTCTCAAAACCGCAGCAAAAAGATTTCCTTTTTTGGCAGAGGTGGACAAGGACCATCAGCCAAAGGACATTATAGAATATTGCGAGACCAAGCTCAAAGAAAAGTCAAAAATAAAAGCATATTCTGACGTTGGGGAAGCCAAGGAAATTCTTCAAAGAAATTGGGAACTCATGTATTTGGATTCCTCTTCCATGTCTGCTTCTCAAATTGAAAAAATTGATTTTATTGTAGATAACTTCAAACCAAACTTAAATAAATTGGGTTTGATTCGTACAATGATAGACGCTGGCGTCGTAACCGACATTGATTTTGATAGGCTGTCCGTGTTGTTTAAAACTACACTTGTCGAGTAGAATTTTTTGGAATTTTTTCTCGCAGGAACATCTTTAAACAGACGATGGTTTATCTGATGAGTGCCGATGTTAGACTAGCGGACAACAACAACAGTATCCTCTATCGTATCACCAAAACAATAGAGTTATTTTAAGGAGATTGTGCATGTCCACGAGTTTACAGGACAAAACGCAAAATCAAGGGAAACATTTCACCTTTGATAAAACGTTTCAGGAAAAAATTGTTCAGGCCATGATTTCAGATAAAATCTGGGCTGCGCAATTTGCAGAAGTATTGGATGTTAGTTATTTTGAACATGCTTACCTGAAGCTGGTAGCAAGCAAGTATGTGGAATACCACAAAAAGTTCAAGGAGTTTCCATCAAACGAACTTCTGAGAACAATTCTGGTAGAGGAACTTAAGTCCGACAGGGATTCTATTTTAAGGCAGCAGATTTATTCCTTCCTTGTTATGATTGCAAGGAATGAAAATCTTGGCGACCTTCCATTTGTGAAGGACAGAGCCCTTGAGTTCTGCCGCAAGCAAGGGCTCCAGATGGCTCTAGAAAAATCTGTGGAGCTTATTGTAAGCGAGGACTATGACAGGGTAGCCACCGTCATCAAAGAGGCTCTAGCGGCCGGTATGACGACTGCGCCTGGCCTTTCCCTCGGTACTGACGTTGAGGCAAGGTACTCTGAGACGGCTAGAAATCCAATTAAGACAGGAATCCCAGAGCTTGACGCTAAGCAACTTCTAAATGGCGGACTTGGTGCCGGAGAAATTGGCACGGTCGTTGCTCTGTCCGGCGTAGGAAAATCACACATCCTAATCCAGTTTGGTGCAGAGGCAATAAAGAGAGGTAAAAATGTTGTTCACTATTCCTTTGAGCTTAGAGAAAGAGCTATGGGAGTTAGGTACGACAGCTATCTTTGCGACATTAATTCTCTTGAGTGCTCCGAGAACATTCAAAAAATAAAGGACCACTACAAGGAAAATGAAGAAACCTATGGCAAGTTAATTATCAAAGAGTTCCCGACGAGAACGGCAACCGTTCAGACTCTTAGAAATCACCTTGACAGACTTGCTCTAACTGGATTTAGACCAGATCTCGTTATCGTGGACTACTCTGGAATCATGCGTTCCACAGAAAAATATGAACTTCCAAGAATGGAACTTCAGAGAATATTCGAGGAACTCAGAGGTCTTGCCCAGGAACTCAACGTACCAATTTGGACAGCAACACAGTCAAACAAGGAAGGCAGCAAGCAAGACTTTATTGACATGACGAACATGGCAGAGTCCTATGGTCAGAGTCATGCTTGTGATGTAATTTTCGGCTTTCACAGAAAGCCCGAGATGAAGGCAACCGGATACGGAACTCTGTTTATTGCAAAAAACAGAGCAGGTAAGGACGGAATTCAATTTTACGTACACCTGGATACTTCCAAGTCCAAGCTTAAAATTATTTCGGAAATGGAACCAGAGCTTGCTGAGAATGCCACAAGCGGTAATAATGGCGGCGGCAATAATTTCTCATCCTCGCACGGAAACAACAATAGTAGTCAAAGCTCAAGTGCAATTTCTGCACTTAGAAAAATTTACAAAGAACAACAAAAAGAAAAATCCGAAAATAATCCTGTGAAGCTTGAAAGTTTAGCATGATATACCGCGAAAACAACTTAGAGAAAAACATGACAGATTACAATGAAGCACTAGAAAGATCAACGGAATACTTTGGTGGTGATGCTCTTGCGGCAGGAGTTTATGTTGACAAATATGCCCTTACCACACCCACGGGTGAAGTTTTGGAGCCTACTCCCGATGAAATGCACAAGAGGCTTGCAAAGGAATTTGCAAGGATAGAAAAAAAATATCCAAACCCTGTTTCTGAAGAGGTGATTTATTCTTATCTGAAAGACTTCAAGTATATTGTTCCACAAGGTTCCCCCATGGCAGGGATTGGAAACCCTTATCAGGTGATGACCTTAAGCAATTGCTACACGCTTGAACCCCCGTATGACTCCTACGGAGGAATTCTCAAGACCGACCAAGAGCAAGTTCAGTTGATGAAAAGAAGGGCTGGTGTTGGGTTTGATATTTCTAATATTCGACCGAAGGGTTTAATTACCAAAAATGCTGCCAAGTCCACGGATGGCATTGCCGTCTTCATGGAAAGATTTTCGAACTCGTGCAGAGAGGTCGCCCAAGGCTCTGGAAGAAGGGGCGCCCTAATGTTGACGATTTCTGTTCATCATCCAGAAATTGAAACCTTTATAAACATCAAGAGAGACCTTAAGAAAGTAACGGGTGCCAACATTTCTATTCGTCTTACGGACGAATTTATGAAAGCGGTCAAGGCAAATGACCAGGTTGAGTTAAGGTGGCCAACAAACTCCAAGACACCAGAAATATCCAAAAAGGTTTCCGCTAAACAGATTTGGGATCAAATAATTGATAGTGCCCATGCTTGCGCTGAACCAGGTTTGTTGTTTTGGGACACTGTTCTTAAAAATACTCCTAGCGATTGCTATGAGGAGTTTGCTAGCGTTGGTGTAAATCCATGTTCCGAAATAGTTCTGTCTAAGGATGATAGTTGCCGACTCATGCTCGTCAACACGTTGTCCTTTGTGGAAAATCCATTTACAGACAAGGCAACATTTGATGGAAAAAGTTATGGGAACACCGTAAGATTGGCGCAGCGTCTTATGGACGACATGATTGACCTAGAACTGGAGTGTATCGACAAAATTATAGAGAAGATAAAAAATGATCCAGAGCCAGAAAGCGTAAAGCGAATAGAAAGTGATCTCTGGAAGAGAATTCGTGTTTCTTGTGAGAGAGGTCGCAGAACTGGACTTGGCGTAACGGCTGTTGGAGATACCATTGCCGCACTTGGTCAAAGATATGGCTCGGCAGAGTCCATAGAGACTGTTCATAGCATATATGGCCTTTTAGCGCATAACGCCTATTGGGAAACTACATGCCTGGCAGAGCAACGTGGACCATTTCCGGCATACGACTACGAGAAAGAAAAAGATCACCCGTTTATCAACAAAATTGCTCAACACGATAAAGCTCTAAAGGAAAGACTAAAGAAATTTGGTCGTAGAAATATCGCCCTTACTACAACTGCACCGGCAGGAAGTGTGTCGATTCTGACAAGAACAACCTCCGGCATTGAACCAGCATTTGAGGTTGTCTACAAGCGTCGTAGAAAGATAATGTCAAGTGACAAAGATGTCCGTGTGGACTTTGTGGACGACTTGGGAGACAAGTGGCAAGAGTATGAGGTTTATCATCCTCAGTTCCAGAAATGGATGAAGATTACCGGGAAAACAAAGGTAGAGGAATCTCCTTACTGGAAGTCAAGAGCAAATGACGTAGACTGGAAAGCCTCGGTAAAATTGCAAGCTGCCGCTCAGGAATATATTTGTCATGCTATCTCCAAAACTTGCAATCTACCAAATACGGCCTCAAAGGAGCTTGTTGGTGACATTTATATGTCTGCCTGGGAATCTGGCTGCAAGGGATTCACGATTTATCGTGACGGCTCCAGGACTGGCGTTCTGGTTACGGAAAACTCTCAGACAATGGGAACAAAAGATGCAGAAAATAAATTTCTTGACCATCATGCTCCCAAAAGACCGAAAGAACTTGGATGTGACGTTATTCATACAACCGTTCAGGGTGAGAAGTGGACTTTCTTCGTTGGCCTCCACGAGGAAAGACCTTATGAAATAATGGGCGGCTTGTCAAAATACATCTCCATTCCAAAAAGAGCCAAGGTAGGAAAAATAGTAAAGCACAACGGCTTGGAGAATCCTGTTCCAAGATATGACTTCCACTATGACTTCGAAAAGTCTCCAGAGGATGAAACGGTTGTAAAGGACATTGCAGCAGTTTTTGATAACGCCACAAACGCAGCCTTTACCAGAACGATCTCTCTTGCCCTCAGGCATGGAACGCCCGTTCAGTATGTCGTGGAACAACTTGTAAAAGGTTCCGAGAAGGATGACGACCTGTTTTCTTTTTCAAGAGCCATGTCCAGGGTTCTGAAAGAGTATATCCAGGATGGGACAAAGGCATCAGAGAAGAAATGCCCCTCCTGTGGCTCTGGCAATCTCATTTATCAAGAAGGATGTGTCTCGTGCAAAAATTGCGGACACAGTAAATGTGGATAACCTCCAAAAATATAGAATTTGCAATAATTTCACAGGCTCCACTATTTTTTTTGGAGATTCTAAACAAGAACTTATTGATATCGCTCAAATAACCCAAAAAGCATGGGAACTAAAGCTTTATTCGCTTGCCCACAATAATAATTTTAAGTCAGAATACAGATTAGATGAAATTTATTATGTTTTAGAGGAAAATAATTTTAGTTTCCACTTGCAAAATACAAAAACTGGTATAAAATTTTGGGTTGGCGGTTGGTTTTCAAAACCATGCCTACGGTTAATTCCTATTCCGTAGCAATATTTTGATATTCGGTTAATATTTTTCCTGCCATACTTAGGGGCATGACAGGGAAGAAGACATTAACAAAAAAGAAAAGGTCGGCCTGGACAAAGAGAATTATCTCTTCTGAAGTTTCTTCCTTGGTTCCAATCTCTGCAAAACTGAATAAAATCAATAGCCTGTCTGCTGACAAATACATGGAAAGATTCCATAAGGCAGCAAAAAGACATGGATTTAGGGCAAGACTTCTTGATAGTGGCAGAGTTGTGTATTATCTTGGCAAGGGTCCAGCCAAGGTAGCTATAATTTCTGGAATCCATGGGGAGGAACGCTCCGGCCCTGTGGCTCTCCTTGCGTGGCTTGAGTCTACCAAAAGAAGAAATCTTATTCCAAAAAATGTGTCTCTTCTTGTGTGTCCAATTATCGGACATGAAGCTTGGAACAACAAAAGAAGATTTGAATCTGGTAGGATGAACCTTAACTGTGTATGGAACAAGGAGAGGGCTCCAAAGTACATCCACGAACTTAAAAACGAACTAGAGAACTTTCAACCCCAGATTTTTGTAGACATCCATGAGGACTCTACAATCAAGGATAAGGAACCATATCTCTTTAGAAACAAGAAGGTAAAGGGCTTGGTAAAATCTCTCCAGATTGCCCTAGGGGTGCCAAGGAAAAAAGGGTTGTGGCAATATCCTGAGTACAAAGGGACATCCGAGACTTTTGCTTGTGAGCTTGGGTGTGGGGAAACCACAACTCTAGAAACTCCTCAGACAAAATCCCTGAGGTCTAGGGTAGGCTTTGACCTCGCGGCAATTAAGTGGATTTTAAAACATACTTAGTAACGATATGTCTAGAAATTTATCATTATTACCGTTCCTTTACCCGGAAAAATATCCAAATTCTTTAAATGAGGGCTTATTGGATATGTTTTTTGGAAAAGGCAAAGAGCCAAACTGGGACGCGATGCCTACCGAGCAGCTTAAAACTGAAATAATGAAACGTGTCACCCCATTAATTTTAAACTTCGAAAAACAAATGAGTGCTTTGGGATTTACTGAAAAAGATTACGCCACTTTTTCAAACGCGCTAAATTCTTTTTTTGCCGCAGGGAGGGCACTTGGAGACAAAGTACAAGATTTTGAAAAAAGGGCTGGCGTTCTAAATATGAAGGATATTGGCATTGCTCAAAAATACAACATAGGTGAAGCCATTTTGAGAATAGCCATTATGATAAGCTTGGAAGACTTTAACCCAAATACTGCCGGCATTGAAGTAAGCCCAGAACAAATAAGTCAGCTGATTCTTAATCAACTTTCGGTACAGATGGATGCTACAAAATTAAACCAAATGAAAACTTTGGTTAATAACTTGATTACGTCTATGGTTGGTACCTTGTCGCAAATTAATTTCAAGGGAATTGACACGCACCAGGCTTTGCAGGCAGCTTGGCAAAGGGCTCAAAATTTCGATAACAAAGAAAAATCATTAGCTTATCGTTTTGCGATCATACTTGGACCTAGCGGTCAGCCAATAGAAAAAAGAAGCCAAGAAGACCGCTTTGCTATAAATCGCATACTTTCAGATTTTGCGCATGAAAAAGGATTAGGTTTTTCTAATTTTTCTTTAAATGATAATCCACAAGATCCAAGGGCAAAGAAAATTTTGTACGCTGCGCACAGAAAAGCCCTTGATCTTTATCAATCAAAAACGCCACAAGAACTTCAACAAAAACTTAATCAGATAAAAAATATGTCGTGATATGGCTATGAAAAATCAATATCTGCGACGTTACGTAGAATATTTGGTAGAGAATATTCTGCTAGAAATAGAAAATTCTACCTCACCTATCAGAAAAAAGTTTCCAATTTCTTTGCCACCCGACCTTCTTCGTCTCTCCAAGATGTTCAAGGCAAATAACAAAGGATTCTGGCTTGTGGGTGGTTCTGTAAGGGACGCCCTCATGGGCAAGCAGCCCAAGGACCTGGATGTTGCCACGGATGCTCAGCCAGATGACACGATTGATATTTTAAAACAAGACCCAAGCCTAAAAATCCTTGAAATTGGTAAATCCTTTGGAGTTGTTAAGGTTATTACCCCAGAAGGAGGGGAATTTGAGATTGCCACCCTTCGGACTGACGTAGGAAAGGGACGTAGGCCAGATGCCGTTAATTTTGTTAGTTCCATAGAGCAGGACCAACAAAGAAGAGACCTCAGAATAAATGCCCTTTTTTATGACATAGAGACCCAAGAAATCATAGACTACGTTGGCGGGATAGAAGACATTGAAAAAGGTGTCATTAGGACCGTTGGAAGCCCCCAGGAACGCTTTGACGAGGACAGGCTGAGAATCTTACGTGCCATTCGGTTCGCGGCTAGAATCGGTTCTGGGCTGGATCCTGAGACTGCTCAGGCCATTAAATCCAATAACTCTCTGGATGGAGTGTCTGGGGAAAGAATTAGGGATGAATTCTTAAAGGGTATTAAAAGTGCCAAAAGTGTACCGCAATTCCTTAATTTGATATCAGAATTTGACCTATGGCCACAGATTTTCCCGGGAATGGTTGTTTCTAGGGATTTCAAGGATACCAAAAATATCCCTGTTGCCCTGGCTGTCCTATTAAGAGAAAATAGTCCCAAGGTTATTATGGGGAAACTCAATAACCTAAAATATTCTGCAGATGAAGTATCTCAAGTTTCATTCTTAGCGGCATTTTTAGGATTAAATGTACCCAATGCTTACAAAATGAAGAAGCTTTTTAAGAACTCCCGGCTGAGTTCTCAAGATTTAGAGGAATTTTCTAGACTGGTAGGTAATCCTCCAGAGCACCTGGTTAAAGTCTTCTTGAGATATGAGCCATCCATAACTGGATTGGAACTTCAGAATCAGGGATTCCAAGGTAAAGAACTTGGAGCAGAAATGGAACGTCGGGAAACAGAACTTTTCAGAAGAATGACTTCCTGATTCTTTTATTTTCGTGTTATGTCATATTTATGACACATGGGAGACACGAGGAGAGAATGGGAACGCATAATTTTGTAAGGGGAAACAATAGTAATTTATCTAAATTTTTGACAGCCGTAGGAACTTTTATGGCAACTGGTATGATTCTGATGTGTTGCGTAAGCTGCGCACAGAGGGTTGTAAGACCGGAAGAACCAGTTTCCAGAATTAGTCTGTCAGAAGAAAACACAGAAAGACTTTTAAACGCCACAGTTGCCTTTGTGGAGCCGACAGAAACCATAGAGAGTGGTCTTGAGAATCTTTCCGAGGTAGAGTGGCAAGGTCCATACTGCACAGGGTTTTTTGTGGACGAGATTCACATTATAAGTGCCGCTCACTGCTTTCAAGAGATAATGCTGGTTGAAATTATACCAGGGATTGTCTTGCAGGTTCCAACCAGACCAAATCCAATTGGAAACAGGGGATGGTTTGTTAATCGTGGTGGTATCACCCACGAAGGGCAGGTAACCGGAAACCCTGTTCCGGTAGAGGTTATTTTGTGGGACGAGGACAATGACGTGGTTATTTTGACGGTAAGGGAAGAAAACTGGTATCTTTATAACCCAGTAGCTTACGTCCCACTCGCAGAGGAAGTCCCAAGTATAGGTAGCGAAGTATTCCATGTTGGTCACCCGCTTGGGGTTCCTTGGTACTTCGTAAGCGGCATAGTTTCTGGGCTCATTCAAAATGACAGAACAGACCCAGGCATGGTAAGTGTTATTCAGACAAACGTTGCCACATCCCCTGGATGTTCTGGTGGACCTCTAGTAAATTCTAGAGGAGAAGTAGTTGCTCTTGCAAATGCTATTCTTGCCGGAAGAAACGCTACACATTCTCACATAACCATTTATAGCAGCGTGGAAGTAATAAGAAGGCTTCTTGCTTCCGAGCCGCCTGTGGTGTCTGTTTTTTGATCGCATTGTAGCGAAAGTTGAAGATGCGAAAGTTTTGTGCTACTTACTAGTAGAAGTAGCACATGACTAAAATTTTAAGAGAATTTGTAGAAAATCTAGTAGAAGCTGAGCTTGGGGTTTTAAATACTCCGACTGTTTACGTAGACATGGACGGTGTGATTGCTGCATTCGACCAAGGCGTTCAAGACAGAACGGGTGGAAGCTCCAATAAAACTAAACAGACTTTCGACTTGCTTCTTAGCAAGTTTCCAGAGTTTTCTACCCTTCAGGATGATGAACTCAAAGCAAGGCTTGCTGGCCCTCAGACGGACCCAGGACTTAAAGCCCTGAAGAAAGCCTGGCAGAAATACAGGGAGCAGAAATTTGCCGTTGCAGGACAAAAAGGATTTTTCCTGAGCCTCCCTGTGCTTTCTGGAGCACAGGAAATGGTTTCGAGGATAGCAGCCATGACGGGTAAAAAGCCAGTTGTCCTTACTGCCCCGATTGACAATGATCCTGCTAGGTGCGAGGAAGAAAAACGCCAGTGGATAGAAAAAAACTTCCAAGGGATGTTTTCGGATTTTATTTGCACCCAGGATAAGCATAACTACGCGAACTCTAATAGTATTTTGATTGATGACCGCACCAAGTATACCTCCAAGTTTGAGGCAAACGGCGGAACCATCATTTTGCACAAAAATCCACAGGACACTATCCAAAAGCTTGAAAATATTCTGAAAGCCAGAGGTTTGCCGGTATAATTAAAGGGCATGAACGCCTCTGTCTCCCTTAGGGAAATGCTTGACCGTCTTGTGGAGGAAGCATTTTTATCGGGTTTTGACCTGGAACATTTCAGGGCACTTCCCGGTTACAAAGAAAGAATGACCTACGCCAAGGAGACTGGGTTGCCTAGACTGGGATGTGGTGTGGCAAAATGCACCTATGCTCTTTCCCCAGAGAAAGTTATAAAAATAGCTAAGGACGCAGAACAGAACTCCAAGGAGTTTTCTGCTTTCAAGAAATTCGGACCTAAGTATGCCCCGGCCATTTATGACCATGATGAGTATTTTACATGGATGATTTCCGAACATGCCACAACCTGGCAGTCTGCCGAGCAGTTTGAGGCAGACACGGGACTCAATGAAACTTGGCTTGAAAGCGCCTTTCATTTTCTTTTGACCCACCCAGAAGTCACCCCAGAAAACCTAAGCAGGGAATTCAACAAAGTAAAATCGTGGGAGGTTCCCGATGTTTCACCAACAAAACTAGGGAAGATACTTATAGCAAAAATGGCTCACCTTGCCAGGGGTGGAATGGATGATGTAACCCACTGGGCTCACTGGGGAATAACGGCTGGTGGAAGACTTGTTTGTGTTGATTTAGGAATGACCCATGAATACTAATCTCAAAAATTTGATTGAAGAACTCGTCCAGCAAGAACTGGACGAGTTTAATGCCATAGGCGCCGGAGGGGTTTCTGCAACCGGAGGTCAGCCTCTTGGAATTAATATGACACCACAGCACCGGGTTATGTGGTCAGGGGATAAACCTAGAAAGAAGAAGAAGGTTTTGCCGGAAGCCATGTTCAGAGGATTTAACATGAGAAAGTTTAAATCCCTTCCAGTGGAACAGCAGTGGGACTATGTAAACAAGTTTGCCATCCCATACCTTGGTTTTGGAGTCGCAAAAGATGTTTTTGCTATTTCCTCTGGAAAGATTCTAAAAATTTCTAGGTATGGATTTGACGAATTCGGTCAGTTTAAGAAAGAAATAGATCGTTCCCTAGACTTAGCCGGAACTGGACTTGTCCCAACAATATATGATTATGACAAAGATCATTCTTCGTGGTTTGTGGTAGAGCCAATAAAACAATTTGATAGACCGGGGCAAGATGCCAATATGAAAAATATAACAGGCGTTTCCAGGAGAAACCTTGGTACATTTGATACTCTGATAAACACACGCGAGCTTGGTGCAAAAAACCATAAAGTCGCCGGAGAGTTTCTTCTTGCTATCTCGCAAATGAAGGGCGACGAGGTGGCTTGGTCTGCCGCCAGAGCCGAGGAACTTCTAAATATCTACAAGTCAAATCCAAAAGCGGAGGAACTTCTGAACAAATATTTTGTTCTTGCGGTTCACCACAACGTTATGGACATAGATAGGGCAGATCACTGGGGCTTGGATGCTAATGGAAACATCAAGGCACTTGACATAGGGGTATAATATGGCGACAGAGACAATAAAAAAACTTATTGAGGCCCTTGTGGAAAATGTTCTTGATGACATGGGTCACAAAAAAGCTACCAAGTCTGTCAGAAGAGGCATGATTGGTGGTGGGGCCGTGTACATGGACAGGAATGACCCCAACAAGAAAAGAACTAAGTCTGTGATGAAGAAGGTTTCCAAGAACCTTAACAAAAAGCCATATTCCCACGATCCGCCTAGAATGGGCCTTGGGGAGTCAACCACTAGACTTCTTGAGGGAAAGATAGACCAAGCCATTGCGGCGGCGAAAGATGATGTGTTTCTTACGGCTTTCTTGGAGACTTTAAAACAAGGAGATGTACTGCCAAAGTATGTGCCATGGCTTACAGCAAGAGGAAAAGAATGGGCAGTAGATTGGGAAATAAAGGCAAAAACTTATCCCAATAATAAAGATTATAGAAACGCTAACTACATTCGTAATAATGCCAACGAAACAGCAGAAGGCGAATTAGGGGTTGTCAACAGATTTGAGAAGATGTTAAAACTCAACAGAATCCCACAAGACTCCAAGGATATTTTAAAGTACAAAGATTTATATAGCCTTCTCCGCGTGGTAGAAAAAGCCGAGGCAGAAGCCGAGGTAGCCCAACAGCAAAAGGCGGCAGAAAAAACTGCAGAAAAAATTTATGAGGACCAAGAATATCTCATAATAGAGCCAAGGAGCAAGGAAGCCTCTTGCGTGTACGGAAAAGGAACTCAGTGGTGTATATCCGCTACACAATCTAAAAACTATTTTGATGAATATTTCGAGAAAGGTGCAAGATTCTTGTTTGTCATAAACAAGAAAACAGGAGACAAAGATGCCATCGCCTTTGCTGGAGATATTGAGCAGATAGAGATATATGACGCACAAGATAACGAAAAGAAAAAAATTTACATAGAAGAAAAGTACCCAAAGCCAATTCTTGACATATTAAATAATTTCTTGCAACCAGCAATTGGTATCGCTCCATTTAATGTTTTTTCTATGGAAGACCTCAAGCGTGACCCAAGACCAGCACTCAACTGGGATTATTTTAACAACGCCATAAAAGAAAACCCCGAGAAAGGACTTAAAATAATTGAATATCTTGCAACTGTCCCTAGGGACGGATGGTCGAATGACGACATAAGACTTGCAAATAGCAGAATTAGAATTGGTCTAGGAATGATTGTTGACCGGGGAAGAGAGATTTTCAACCATGGTTGGGCAGAAAAAGTTATTCGAATTCATAAAATCAATCCTGGTACATTTGCCCTTACGGAATCCGCCTTAAAGGTTTTGGCAACAATTATCATCTCGCGCCAAGAAGAAATTTACTGGCCCAATTATATATTACCCCTTGTTTTTTATCCAGAGAGAATGAAAGCAATTCTGGAGAGGTATACCGCCGACCCAATCGGCGGTCGTGAGCATCTCCAGCAGATTCCAGATTTAATTCGTTCGCTGGAACGTAGAATTCCAGAAGGATTTCAAAATAGCAGTAGTAGAAGTTGGGTAGATATAGTTGACACTCTTATGAGCGGACTGAAACCAGACGATATCTATAATCGAAAGAGACTTTTAGATAAACTTTTTGGAATTGGCAATAAATACAACTGGGATTTTGTAACTGCTGCCTTAAATCGCGTTGCGTCTTGAATTACTAAAAATAAGATATAATTACTCCTATGGCAACACCCGACAATACATTTCTTACTTTCTCCAGCACCTACCTTACAGGTTCTCAGACTGTCCGCAGAATAACAGACACGGATGGGGTAGATCGTATTTATGTAGGCATCAGACTCGTACCAGAGGTTCAGCTTCAAAACCTCGCAGATGGGTCCGGTAAGCCAACTGTTGTGTTTAAATTAGAGCAAAGAGTTGCCAACCAAATTTGGCAGCTTATGTCCGGGTCAATCTCCGGTTCATTCTGATTTCCGCAGGGTGTACCTTCCAAACGAATGGTGCTGTCTATTGTTAAAAAATGGCTTCTTGGTGCAAATGATACCAAGAGCGAGAAAATGGTTTCTGTTTCTGACTTGGTACCCGGGGACTTCATTAGAGTCTTTCTCAAAGACCCCAAGGAAGTAGGTATCATTTCTGAAGTCCATAGTCTTAGCTATCAAAGACTGGACGAGGAAGACATAAGGACCAGAAAGGTGGACGGGTTTTTCATAAGCGCCGACACCAGAAGACCAGCCCCCGGGGCTGTACTGAAACTTGTTGAGGTAAACGTCGTTAAAAGACGAGGAAACCAAACAAAGCTTGTTAGTTATGTCTTTCTTGGGGAAGAAATAGAAAAGATTGAGTTCTTAGGAGATCAAAAAATATGAGTGAAGGATTTGATTACAAGGAAATGGCACAAATATATAAGGAACTCCATCAAAACAAGGTGGAGCTTTTAGGTACCTACGGAGGGGATAAGACTCACGCTTGTTCTGCCTGGACCTCAACCTCTAGAAATTTGTCTGATGATAAAGCGGCAAGAATTCCACAGCTTCTTAAGATGCTAGCAAGCAATCAACATGGAACTCCATTTGAGAAGTCTGCCATTCACTTTTTGGTTACTACCGACATCGCCTCCCACATTCACCTGATTAAACATAGAATTGGCGTCTCTGTAAATGGAGAATCTGCCAGGTATAAAGAGTTGAAAGATAACAAATTTTATGTCCCGCAGGATTGGCCAGAAGAAGAAGTTCTTTTATATGTTAAGCACCTAGAAGAAAGTCTAAGCTCTTATCATTCAACCATAGAACGTTTAGTTGCCAGGGGCATGGATAAAAAAAGAGCAAAGGAATCTGCTAGATTATATTTGCCATATGGAAATCAACTTCAGGCAGACGTAATGTTCAACTTCAGGTCTTTTTATCATTTCCTGACTCTCAGGTACTCTACCCACGCCCAGGTAGAAATAAGGGAGCTTGCAAGAAAAATGTTGGAAATGGTAGACCAAACCGGGGAATTTGAAATGACCCTTAGAGCCTTTGGTCTAAAAATAGAAGATGGTACCCTGGCCGGGCCATTTACCTGACATTTTTTGTCTTGAGCTTTCTAAGCCTGTCCTGATTCTGTAGGTCTGAAATAAACCTAGAGACAGACTCTTTTTTAAGCCTTACCCTTTCAAGGGTTCTTTTGTCCACAATGGAAGGGTGCAGTGGTATATCCAAGGCATCGCCTTCCCCAAATTTTGATGGTATAGAGCCGTCCAATAAAGTTCTTGCCTGGTCTGCCGGCATAATTTCTACATTATAAACGGGTATTTTCTCTAGGTGCCAAATAACCTCTTCCGGGAAAGCAACGTCCGGTAGTTCTGGCGTCTGAAAGACCACCGCCACGTTCCTATTTTTAGCGCGGCCTAGACGGGTCTGCTGCGTTTCTGGCACATAGGAGCCTCCCACGGCCACGGCGAACACGCCATCTACTATAGAGGATTTTAGGAGGTTTCCAGAGTCTAGGATTTGCCTAGCGCCCTCGTTATCTGTAAAATGAACATATTTCATAACACAGATAAATAGTGGTCAGATAAGCTTGTGGATTTTTCTTCCAGCCTTCGGATATATGAAACTTCTGCAAGCTTTTATACCAAAGGCACCTCTCTTCAGATCCCCTCTTCTAGCTAGGACAACTGGTTGGTAGCCCTCTGGTAAAAGACCGAGGTCGTCTTCCTTGTGAAGGATGATGTTAGAGGAAACTTCAAAATGAAAGTCTCCTACCTTAGTGAAAAAACATTCTCCTTGAAACAAAAAATCTGCCGAGTCACTTTCGTTTCCGAAGATGGCAAGTTTTTTTAGGTTTGGGTCAACTATTTCTCTGGCAACGGAAAAAGTTGGTGGAAAAATTTTTGTATCCACCCAAGTTTGTTGAGTTTCTAGGAAAGACTTGAGGTCTTGGCCAAATCTTTTTATTTCTGCATGGTCACAAAAATCTTTTATCCCAGACCATTGCCTAAAGTCTTTTGGCTTTCTGCCATCCTTGTGGGATACCTTAAAAAGAACAGCATTATCCTTTCCGAGGAAATGAAAATCTGCCTTTGGAAGTCGCCCTGCTATAGACTCTGGACTTACCACGGAAGTAACGCCCTCGTAGGAAAACGTTTTACCGGAAACCGTTTTAATAGATATAGAAACTGGCTTGAGACCAAATACCGTAGCCAACCTGAGACTTGATGCAAGTTGTTTTCTGTGTTTGGTTTCCTTGGCATAGACCATGGAAGAAGTCTTGCTACCAAACTCCCAAGTCTTCTGTAGGGCACCAGATGGAATCTGTAAGCCGTCTACGGTTTCCAGCAATAGAAAACTTATGCAGGCTTTTTTGGTGAGAATGTTCTTGTCCTCAGAAAAAGAGGAAGATTTCGTTATTTTATTTAAGCTGTCTATAAGCTCCTGAGTCTTCTTTAGGATAACATTTTCTCTGTCGAGTTCAGTTTGTTTTTCTGGAGTTAGTTGAAATGGCTGACCTGTGTAAATCTTATTAAGAAATATCTCTATGTTGTTTCTCTTTTTAAGCTCAAATAAAGTAAGAGAGGCCATTTATATCTTATACTTTGTTGTAGATAACAAAGTGTCTACGTGTTAGGATAGAAGAACTATGACTGGAAAGTACGAAAAACTTGGACAAGAAATCGGCCAACTCGTGGATGAAAAAAACAAAGCCTATGGAGACTCCTTCGGACAGGTAGGTAAGTTTCTTGAGATTCTTTACCCGGATGGCATCCCGGTAAGTGCCTATACTGATGCATTGTGCATTGTTCGAATTTTCGACAAACTCAAAAGAATTGCTACTGATAAAAACGCCCTAGGGGAATCTCCATATAGGGATATTTGCGGGTATGCTCTCCTTGGTACAATGAAGGACGAGGAGCAAGAAAACAGAGAAAAGGATTTTGAAGATGCCATTGTTCCTTCTGCTAAGGATGTAATGTTCTTAAAGGACTGATGCCAATGATACCAAGAGAAGAACCAGAGACATTATTACGCAAATGTGAGTTTCCATACATCGCGGACAGCTACGGCTATTCGTTTTTTAATGGCAAGGTAAAGATTGGCAGTGCATTTATGCAAGATGCTGCCGGGTATTACGGTTTACATCCAAACTTTTATCTTAAGAAGGCAAAAAAATATCTTCATCTCTTGGGCGAAAATGATCAAATAGATTTTCGATTAAGAGTTCAACCTTCTTCTCGGGCGAACCTTTTTTGGGTTTATATTTTTGACATGGTTATAGTAAAGTACCACCCACAAAGAAAAGCCACAATATCGCAAGTTCTTGAAGAAACTTTATTTGAATGTCCGAAAAATATTGACTACAGTTCATACTATGGTAACCTGGTTGAGGACTAAGCTGTAATGACGCACCCCACTCTAGATTTCAACATCATGTACAATGGCAACGTAAAGTGGCTTACGGATAGAACTATCTTTGCGACGTTGCATGGAAGTCATGCGTATGGTCTCAACACCGAGACTTCCGACATTGACGTAAAGGGTGTTTGTATTGCCCCGAAAAATGTGTATCTTGGGTACTCTGAGGGTTTTGAACAGGCAGAAGGAAAAGTTCCCTATGACCTTGTTGTTTATGAAATTAGAAAATTCTTCAAGCTAGCCGCACAGTGCAACCCGAATATCATTGAAGTTCTCCATACCGACCCAAGTGTGTGGGTTAGGGTTTCTTCCCTCGGAAAACTCCTTGTCGAAAACAAGGACAAGTTCCTGTCGCTTAAGGCAAAGCATACATTTTCTGGATATGCCCACGCTGAGCTAAAGCGCATCCAGACACACCACAGGTGGCTTTCTAATCCGCCAAAGACTCCTCCGCTTAGGAAAGACTTTGACCTTCCTGAATTTACCATCATTCCAAGGGACCAACTTGGGGCGGTAGAGGCCGAAATTAAGAAAAAGATTGAAACCTTCGACTTCGACTGGTCTGTGTTGGACGAGGCCGACAGAATTTCCCTTCAGGGAAATATCTCTAAGTTTTTTGAGGAAATGCACCTAACAGGGGATGATGTTTGGACTAGGACAGGACGTTCCCTGGGATTGGATGACAATTTCCTTGCTCTCCTTCAAAAGGAACGCGCCTTCAAGGCAAAACAGACAGAGTGGGAACAGTACCAGAACTGGCTCAAGACAAGAAACCCAAAGAGGGCTGAACTTGAGGCAAAATTCGGCTATGACACAAAACATGCCTCGCACCTTGTTCGTCTAATGAAAATGTGCCGGGAAATCCTGACCGACGGCAAGGTTATTGTAAAGCGCGTTGAGGACAGGGAGGAGCTTCTTGCCATCAAAAATAACGGCATCTGGACATATGACCAACTTATTGAGTGGTCTGACCGGCAAGAAAAAGAATTAAACGATCTTTATAAGACTTCCACGGCTTTGCCTCGGGAGCCAAATCACCGTTATCTTGACAATCTGTGCCAGATAATGGTAGAGGAAGCCTTAAACAAAACAAAGCTTTAGTCTAATACTTTATCAATGTCAAATATGGCTGTATCCAAAAATAAAGAAAATATTTCGGCTCACGAGTTGCAAAAATCGGCAACTGTAGATTCTGGTCTACAGAAAATATCCTTTTCCTGCGACTGCTGGTTGCCAGATCATCATTTTTTTGTGGTGTATGACACCATAGATGACGAGGTGTCGGTGGAAGTTAGATTAAATCACTACCTTCCCTGGTATAAAAGAGCCTGGGTTGCTTTAAAATATTTCCTTGGCTTGGAAAGCCCTTCCTATGACGAAGTTTTGCTGTCCAAGGAAAATAGAAAGAAATTAGCCGAAATTCTTTTGATGGAAAAGAAGTCGCAAGCAGAAGCAAATGCCAGCAAAAAACGCTGGCAAAAACTTGCAGGTATTAAAACTAGCGAAAAAAAGGATTGAAACACAATGTCAGAAGAAAAACAACAGCGTCAGGTATTTAAAATGTCCGATGACCTCATCGCCATGGTGAGAGAACTGGTCCAGTTGAGCTTTTTAACTGGTACAAATATAGTGGATCACTTCCGGGCTGTGCAGATGGAACAAGTAGAGGGAAAGCCTCTGTTTCTTACGGTTACCCCAGAATATGTTGCTGCATATAACGACATGGTACAGAAGCTCAATGAGGCTGCTCTCAAGCGTCAGGAAGAGATGCAGAAGACCGTTGCCGTTGAGGAGTGATGATGCTAGGCTCTCATGGTGAAATAAATTAAAGAGAAGTAATTTTTTCTTTTATTCACCTCTTGACAGTCCAAAAGACATGATTACCGTGTTCCTTGAGCCCAACATGGCTCAAAAAGGAATAAATAATCATGGAAACATATAAAATTGTCTGCGAGCGTAAAAATGGCTGGTTTAATACCTGGGATTCCTGGGAAATAAATGCAACCTCGGAGGAAGAAGTAAATAATTACCTGGAGAGGATTGCCTCCCCGGGATGCACTTATGAGGTTAGCAAGATCATTGTCCAACCAGTGAAAACGGTCTCCTACAACGAAATCCTTGAAAAGTTTCGCCTTAAGGAAAAGGAAGAGGCGAGACTAAAGAGAAAGAAACTCTACGAGTCCCTCAAAAAAGAGTTCGATGACGACAAGGAGTCTGTTGCTTCCGTTTCTCCTTGACGCACGGAGGGTTGGTGCTATGCTCAGGACATGACCAAGACATTCCTAAACGAAGGTGACAAGGTGGAAATTCAGGGCTCTGGTAAAAAGCCCTATATTGTCCGAAAAATTGGTGGGGTTGTGGACTGTTCGTGTCCCGCATGGCGCAATCTTGGTGGTCCTATTGACGTTAGGGTTTGCAAGCACATCAAGGCAAATATTGACCCAACGTGCCTCCTGCCGCAGGCCCAGCTTGCCATGGGAATTGGTGGCGTAACCATTCCCCAGGGAGGTGCTCCTGTAAATCTTCCCAATTCTGGTCTTGGCGTCCCCATGACCGTTGCCATTAATGCCGCAAACGCTGCTGCTGGTAATGGTGTCCGACTTACAAAGACGGGGAAGATTTCTACTGCCGTTAAACAGGTTGTGGTTAAGGATACTGCCCCGCCTTGTCTCCTTGCCCACAAGTGGGAAGGAGAAGACCCGACCGGGTGGTGGATGTCTGAAAAGCTGGATGGTGTAAGGGCCTGGTGGGACGGGGAAAACTTCATTTCCCGTCTTGGAAATACCTACCACGCACCTGTTTGGTTCAAGAACCTTCTTCCGAAGGTTGTTCTTGATGGTGAGCTTTTCATCGGTCGTGGAAAGTTTCAGCAAACTGTTTCGGTGGTCCGCAAACTCATTCCTGACGACAAGGAATGGCTTGATGTGACCTATGTCATGTATGACGCTCCGAAGTTCGAGGGAAAGTTTGAGGAACGCACTGAGTACCTCAAGACGCTTTTTCCTGCTTACGAGTCTCATCACGGTGAAGGAATTGGGCATGTTGCTGCGCTGGAACAGCATCGTTGCAAGGGTCCTGACCATCTCAAGGAATATCTTGCAAAGATTGAGTCATTTGGTGGCGAGGGCGTGATGCTCCGCCAGTCCGGGTCCTCATATGAGGAAGGTCGTTCTAGTACCTGTCTCAAGGTCAAGACCTTTTTCGATGATGAGGCAGAAGTAATTGGGTACACGGACGGCAAGGGCAAGCACAAGGGAAGAATTGGAGCCCTGGTGTGTAGGTGGAAAAATGTGGAATTTGAGGTTGGCACCGGACTGTCTGATGCAGAGCGGAAAAATCCTCCTGCGGTCGGTTCCAAGATTACCTTTAGGTACCAGGAATTGACCGATGCAAAGATTCCTCGCTTTCCGAGTTTTCTTTCAGAGCGTAATTACGAGTAATCAACTATGACCCTTGTGACAGTAGGTTATTGTAGTCACCTCACAGGCGAGTTCTTTACAATGGAAGAAGAACAGCTAAGCGATGGTCGTTGGCGTGTCACAATTCCCGCATTTGACGTATGTGAAATCCGGGATACTTATTTTGAGGCTAGAGCGGCAGCACGACAGAGTGCAGTCAGAGTTGAATCCGAACAAAGAAGGGATAACAAATAAAGTGGCAGGAGATAACGAAACCAGAAAAACTTTAAAGCTAGGTGACTCCGTTGAGCTTTCGTTCAACGGAGAGGACTTCAAGGTAAAAATCGTTCAAACAACCGTGGTTAATTTTATGAGAGAATATCTCGTGGAATTTGCAGATGGTTCCAAAAAGTGGTTCGTAGCTGCCGATTTTCGTCGCCTGAAAAATTAGGTATTTCCCTTATCTCCAGTGTCGTCATCGTCCTTTAGGGCAGACTTCATTAAATCCTTTAGAGGATTCTTTAAAGTCTTTTGCTTTTTCCTTTCCAGGATCATTTGATTAAGCTGGGACTTTGTTAGGGTTATTTTCTTTTTGCCACCGGTATTTTCAACTGTTGCTGGTAAGACTTCTTTCATTTCCAGGGCTTCAAGTTCCGGCAAAAGTTCTTCTGGAGTCTTTCTGTCGTCTACTTTGGCTTCTGCCTCCCCTTCTGGAAGGATTGGGGTAACTTCGATTGTCAGGGATTTTACGAACTCAAGTTCCAAGGTTGTTGGCACCAGAAGCCTGGTGCCGATAATAACCTCTACTTTTCCAATATAGGTAGTTTTCTCTTGGAAAATGTCCTTGAGGACAGGCATTGATACTGTTATTGTCCCGTTTTCTTCCTTGGACGTTACCGGGAATATATACCCCACCCCTTTTTGGTTATCTTTTTCAAATACCACAAACCTAAATTGAGGAGCCGTTGCCCCTGGCTCTGAACTGGTACCTTGGACCTTAAATTGGAAATTTAAGTCATTTGCCTCGTCAAGTTTTAAAGTTATTTTACTCATTTTCGGTCTTTTTTCTTATCTATCTCTTCTGGGTTAATTATTTTGCTCTCAACCTTAAGTGAGGAGGTAACTATGCTGATTGGTATTAGGTCGCATTTTACCTCAAGTGTGTCTTGCCAGGGTTCTACTATTTTAACGTCTATGTTATTATTTGTGTCGGACTCCGGCTCAATTACGCACTCCGGTCCTTCGTCCTCAATTTTTTGAAGGAATTGTAGACTTAGGTTTACACCGTCCACTTGATTTTTGGAGTTAATCAGGTCTTTTAAATACCCGGAGGCATAGGGGGTTTTCATGTTTATGGCAACGCCATTTATGAAAACCGTAAGAGGTTCATCTTCCCCGGCAAATCTGGTCCACCCCTCAAGGTCACTGCAGGGGATTTCTTCGCCGTTTACCTTGCACACGCAACAACGAACGAAGACATTGAGGTACGGTTTAGATTGTTTTTTCCTGCCACCACGACGAACTATGACCGCAGTTGGGGCACTAAGGCATACGTCATCATACCCGCCATCATAAAAGAAGCAATGCTCATCGTAGACTAGACGAGAGTCATCATAAAAATAGGGCGGTGTAGGGAGAGTCATTTACTCAGATTTAACTATTTTTGCTGGTTAAAACTCACCAACAAAGTCATTCTCTGAGGTTTCTGCAAGTTTTTCTAACTTTGCCTTGGTTTCCTCGTATCCCATTTGAATTATTTCCTGAATCTTGGCTTCGTTGAAATCCATACTGTCCACAGGGGGCATTTTTGATGGAACAAAGAAGTTTACCTTAATATTATGTTTTTTTCCTGAGTCTTTGATTAATTTTACTACGTTCATGCAGTCTTCGAAATAAATTTGATCAGAGAAAATACCTGCTCCTCTGAGACTGACATCAATTGCGCTTTTGAGTTTAGAATTATCTACTTTATACTCTTCCCAGTTAGTAATAGGCTGAGTGATGATAACGTCAATTTCGTCCGGGTCTTCCTTTACCGCCTCCAAGATTGGGATCTGGTGTCTAATACCACCATCCACCCAAAGTTCTCCGTCAATTGATAGCGGTTCAAAAACCACAGGTAAATGAGAGGATGCAAGAATATACTCTAAAATATTTTCATTTTCTTGGCCTATGGCATGATACCTGGCAGTAGTAAGAGACACGCAACTTACAGTTAGATTTACTCCAGAGTTTTTAACTTTGTCATAGTCCCAAAATTTGGTGACCAACTTTCTAAGTGGGGCTCCTGTATTTAGAGATCCTTTCCAAAGCGAGAAAATGTACTTTAAGAAATAGGGAGCCCATGGCTTGTAAATGTCATTAGAGGTTTTTACCTGATCCCAAATAGCCTGAAGACCAGAAAATGACTTTGCCTGTTCCTCTGGCTTGTGCATGGCGAACCATGCAGCGTTTAGAGCGCCCACAGAAATTCCATGGACAGAGGTCCAATATCGACCCCTTTCACAAAGGGCTTTAAGGGCACCAACTTGGTAAGATCCTTTTGCACCACCACCTGAGAGAACTAAGGCTCTTTTGATCATGTTATGTACCTCTCTATATAGTTGCTATCTACTACGGAGTATACGGGACAAGAACACATCTGACTGGAAAGGAAGAACCGCCGGTTGGCATAAACTGCGCCCAAATAGTAAGTCCAGCGCCAGGAACATATTTTCCTTCTACTGCACCCTTGGTATTATCACCGGTAGAAGCTGTGGTTGGGGGAATAAGAATTTTTCCACTTGGAAACACTCCGGCCATAGCCCACACAGCACCACCCCACTGTCCTCCTCTTGGGTTTATCATAATTCCTATGTTTTTACCATCTGTGGAAATCGTATTTACGTGAATTTTGTAATTCACTCCAAAGTTTCCAGCAAGAGTCATTGGGGTTCCGTCGGTAGTATCCATACCCACGGCAAAGTCATCTGGGCTTGTTCCGCCGCCAATAGGGAAAGATTTAATATCTCCTGCTGTGTCAAAAGTTACGCCAGAATCGGTGTCATAAACTTTGTCACAAAATGGAAAAGTTCCTCTGTCGTGAGTGTCTCTAGCAAGGAGAGGAAGACCAGGACCGACAGAAATTGGGTCGTCATTCTGGTTTAGCGCAACAATCAAAACCTCGTGTGGTTGGTCCATTTTGTAGTCCCAAATTCCATGAAGGAGATTACCGGGACTTGCCTGAAGGGCATCAAATGAAGTGTCTACTCTAATCCAAGCCCCGGGAGCTACCGTTCTTGGAGTTCCCGCTGTAGACACAAGCCATCTCTGATAGGCAAGCTTACCCGCATAAAGAAAACTAGTGGTTGGACCTGATGTACCAATTTTCTGCACAGTGAGTGTAGCGGAAGCGGTTCCGGTATTTTTGATCATGGCAGAAAACTTCATCTTTCCAGATGCTTTGCCATTTACATGATAAAGAAAAATTCTGTGATAATCTGTTCCTACTGTAGCCGGGACGGATGTATCAAAATAAAGCTTTCCTGCTGAGGTGGGAGTCTCTGGGGAGTCAGAGAAAAACAACTTTCCTCCTGTCCATGAACCCGTCATTGCAAGCGTTGGACAATTTATTGGATTTATTCCAGAAAGGCTGATAACTTGGGCCTGTGTTGCGGCCTTAAGATCGGTATTTAGTTGGGCTGGTGTTTGGCACATAACTCGTTTCTCTTCCTCGCTTCCAGTTTGCCCCAATAAATATTTGTGCTCTTACGCTTTATCTTCCCAAATGTCAAGTATGGCACGAATAATTGTTGATGTCGCCTGACCAGGAACCACGGTTATTCTGATATAGGTTTTTTCTCCAACATACATCCCGCCAGTAAATTTTCTTTCAAATGAACTTCTTGAACCGGCAGCTATACCTGTGAGATTATCTAAGTCAAGGTTTACATCTACAAGATTTGCTCCATATCTGACTTGACTCTTAAGTTTCATGGACCCGTCATCACTTACAGTACTTCCCCACAATAAAATATAGGCTCTTTTCCCTGCAGGAACATAGTGATGACACAAGAAAGCATCCTCAGCAAGGGCGGGGATACCGCAAATGGCAGTTCCGGTTCCGTTATTGTTGGTCCAAAGCTCGATAGCTCCCGCTGCTGGCGCACCTTTAATAACTTTGAAGCTTTCAATAAATCTTATGTCTGTGGCAACAGTGGCAACTGCTGTTAGTCCATTGAGTAAAACATCTTCTGTTTTTAGAACATAATTCGAATCCAAATAAGTAATTCTTACTTCTGTGGCTCCAGTTCCGGCTGGATTTGCATCGTTTGCGCTTGTTGACTTTACAGATCGTTGGGCCTGTGAAGATTGTTCAACGTATGGTCTGGTAGAAACAAGAACCTCAGATGTCGCAGTTGTTGTAAGATTTCCGAATTTGTGAATTATTCTTGGATCTGTGAAATTTCCTTGTGTAATCGGTTCGGATCCGAATGGTTTCCAGTTCGTTTCAAAATCTACTACGTTCGCGCCACCATCTTTATTTAATCCAACAGTTCTATAAATGTTGTTATCTATTGCAATAACAGAATAAGATGGTCCTTCGTCAGCCCAAGTATAAGGCAAATAAGCATTTACGCCATTGATCCATTCCTTGAAGGAAGCCCAATCGGCTTCGAAATCCACCACAGCACCAGAAATTATTTTTAGATTTGTCATGTTAGGTTAATATTTGTAAAATGGAATTAAAAATTCTTTGTTTCGACACGGTGCCGCCGGAATACTCTATGCCAACGACTGTACCAGACGGAAACGAAATTGCTCCTGGGGCATAATCGGTCATAATCGAACCTGCGACATTTTCATCCTGGTGTTGGGCAAGTAGTATAAATCCAAGAACTCTTATAACGCCTACTTGTGTAGGGGATGCACTAAGATTTTGAATTGACCTAACGCCAATATCACCAGCTTGTAATACCATAACCCATCTTGAGCCTACTGCCGAGCCCTTTGGTATTGAAATAGTACCTGTTCTGCTGCCTACACCAGTTTCATTTGTGTATGTTACTGTTATCTTCACGTTTCCTGAGCCCGCAGCTAAGGCCGTAGTTACATCAGCTTCCACGTTTGCTGACCACTGAGGGTTCACATAAGATTCTCCGGCCGTAAACGTGTTGGTGTTAATGTTCAACTGGGCCAGGTTTGTTTCGGCCACAAACCTGGAATTTGCTACCTCATTTTGCCAGGAAGAAAAACTTATAAGGTATCCATAAAATCCCGTGGGAGTAGTGTAAGTTACGACACGCTTAAATTTGTTTGCCACAATGGCTCCATCGGAAGCATTGAATGACAAATTAATTAATTTTGAAAGGCCGATACCACCGCCAGACGAACCAAATTGTACCGTCAAAGGAGTATTGGTTACAGCTATAGATCCGGTTACTGTTATTGGGGAACCGGAGATGCCGGTTTGAATCCCGCCACTAGTCAATAAAATTGGCCATGGACTTCCAAGAGATCCCGACCTACCTTGGTTAACAGTAGCAGAACCCGTGATAATCAAAGATCCTTGGTTGTCTAGTTGTATAAAGTTAGGGTTTGAGCCAGAAATACCTCCAATAAGAAACATAGACTGGGAAACCGTATTTACAAGACTTCCACTTCTTACGTCCATGTAAGAACTGGATACGTCTACCAAGGAAATAATCTGGTCATCTATTGTTAAAGGCATTTTACCTATTTCGCCAAAATAGTGCTAAAAAAGAAAGGCGCTAACCGTAATTAGCGCCTTCCTTTTAGAATCCACCTAGAGGTAGTTTAAACTAGATTATGGGTAAGTAATTTCGGTTACTCTAACTACGCCAGCATTATTACTGAAAATAATATCTACCTGGCCCGTGTAACCATCTGGGGTTTCAAAGTAACCATTATTACCAATGGCCACGGTATATGAAGTGGTAGAAGCTGTGGCTCCGAGTTTAATATAGCACGTACTACCGCCTTCCTTGTAGAAGGAAGCCTTTTTACGAGTGCCATTTGCGGCGAGAACGGTAAAGTTTGTGACAGAGCCGTTGGCGGAAGACACAACGGTCGTCCTTGCTCCGATTTCTCTGACGGAGGCTGTAACAGCAGCCGACCAGCTTATCACTGCAACCGACTGAGTGGCTACGGCAGCCGTGGCGAGCGTTCCCGTCACAAACAGGGCGCCATCATTTGCCATTCTAAAGAATATAGCACCGCCGTTAGAGCCGGAACCGGCGACCATTAATCCCGGTTGAGAAGCGCCAGAAACGATTTGTGATTGCGAAACAGCAATTTCTGTTCCGTTTGAGTCATAAAGAACTGAAATAGGTGATTCTAAAGGCATATTTGTTTATTCCTGTGTTTTGTGACGCTTGATTTCGTCAAACTATAAATATACGGTTCAGGTTATTATTCTTGACCTGGAAGTCTCAAAAACCCTGTCGTAAATTATTGTATCCGTTATTGTTCTTTTTAATACGTTGGCGATGGTTCCATCGTAAAGTTTTAGGGTAACGACCGTAGGAAGAATTTTTATTGAGCCGTAAGTATAGATTTTTTCTACTAGTTTTATTGTTTTGGCAGAAGTCGTGTACCAAATGACCGTTGAGACGATTGGCGGGTTTCCAGAAACATAAGTTATTTCTCTGTATCCCCCATCCTGGTGTTGAAGCCAGGTCATTAGCAGTAGCTTGGTGATAAAGTCCAGGGTGTTTGTTACGCTGGAAAAGTCAATTCCTACCTTGGCCTCTATTGCCTCTACTGCGTCATTTATATTGGAGTGCTGGGCGCTGTGTAGAACCGGGGCGTCATCCAGGTGGTTAGTACCAGTAGGATTTATGTATGAGTCTAGGGCTGTCGGGAAACTTGTTGCCACGAATTACACCATGCCATAGAAAAAAATATTATTACAAATACCTCCTCCAATGGTTTTGTAATAAACTGCCCCGTAGGGATAAATCATCCCTTTAGAAGCTTTCGACCGTCTCCCGTCGGCCCAGAACCCTTTTTAACCACTGCCTCCTTTGGAACTAAAAATGTTCCCATGAATGGAACAGAAACCTCAACCAAGGCAACTTGAAGATCGTTTCTATCTTTTATTTTTGACATGTCTACGGCATTGATGCCATCAATGAGATAGCCATTTATTTCCCCTTTTACTTGGACTCCCCTAGCAGTTGGTCCACTTATTGTTCCCGCTGTTCTAAACAAGGAAACCACATGTCCAAATGGTTCTGCCTGAAGCTTTGTATAATATGGAAATCCTTCTACTAAGTCTGCAGTGTATCCGTTGCTTCCACCGCCAGAGGCTAGTTCTGCTGCTTTTTGCTGAACCCTAGTAGCTAGGAGATGTGAAATGTCTCCTTCTCCTGACTGAGTTGGCATTGGACCATTTAATTTTCGGGAAAAATCGGGTGCTGGTGAACTTGTGCCAGGGTTTGCTGGCATTCCCTTCTGCCTTTGCTGAAGGTATTTTTGATGCCATCCAGGAATTTTGGTCATAATTTGTTATTCCTTATTATTGTTTACCTTGAAGTATCTTTTTACACTCTCTTTAATCATTTTATCAAGATACTCCATTTGTATTTTTTTGTTTTCATCGAATTCAAGACTTAATAAGGAATCAATATTTTTTTCTGGTACATCAGATTTTTTATGCTCCGATAAATCGGGTTCGGGATAGCGTACTTCCCACTCATTCTCGCTTATCCACTCATTTTCATTTTCATCATAAATTTCTAGGCTGCCAGTGTCAGGATCATTTCTTATGTCCCCGTGAGAAGGACCATGTTGTCCTCTTTCATCCCACTCATCTGGGTCCCACTCGTACAAGGAAATCATTTGTTCGATAATTGCTTCTCTTATTTTTTCTCTAAGGAAATTCTCAAGAGTTACAGATTTGTTATTTATTTTTGCCATTCTCTTTTGCTCTTTCGTCTATTATTTCTTGCAAGACTTCTGCCAAGATATTTTCCACGAGGGTTCCTAGGACGACCACGCCAGAATTTTGCATCTGTTGTTTCTGTAACTGGTACTTACGTGCAAGATCCTGAGTTCTCGCAGTCAACTGTTGAATATTTGGTCCACTGGGTTTTGGTCCACCGGGTTGCGGTTTAACAACTGGGGACCCGTGGATAGACCTAGAAAGTTTCATTGAGGCATTGCCAAAACGAATTAGTTTGTCCTTTTCTGCCTGCGGCACTAACCGGTCATAGTCCTCAAGACCTTTTCCTCCATACTTTATAGCCAGGTCTTCCATTGCTTTTATAATATTTTGAGAGGTTTGCATGGTTCCAAGTTCCTCTGCCTCAGAAAGTTCCTCAAATATTATTTTTTTGATTGTTTCAACAAGATTTTTGGTAGACATTTGTATATTTTTCCTTGGTTTAAGTACTTCCTTAGAGGCAGAAGATTCCCTTTGAATATTTATTTGATTTTCGGCTGACTTCGGAACAAAAACCATTGGTCTCACCGTGATACCCATTCCTCCCACGGGATTTTTGGCTTTTATGTCGCCGTCCTTATTTTGCTCTATTTCTGCTTGCCAGTCTCTTTTGGCAACAAGCTGAGCAGGATTCCAGGGAGAGCCCCACTCACCCCTTCCAAGAACGCTAATACTTTCTGGAAGTTCATAGTCCTTGACAAGTGCATTTATGTCGATTATTTGTCTTCCTCTTTTTTCTGGGGTGGTTGCTTTCCAGTTGTTGGAAGTATTTCCGGGGATATCCTTAATGGCGATTCCGCCCACGGTTGGACCAAGAAGATCAACATTGTCTTTTTCTGCCGGGTCATCTGGTACGAACATCCGTTTGGCAACCAGCGTATTGGTTGCAGGAAATCCTGGAAGGTCCCTGTAGAACTGGTCTGCTTGATTTCTCTCTGTAAAAATGTCTGGCTGACCTCCAGAAATGTCTTCAAGTTCCTGGGCTACTAGGTCATCTATAATCCGTTCAAAGTCCTCAGGGGGCTTTGTAGGGGCAGCAAGCTGCTTGGGTCCTCCATACCCAAAAGGACTTCCCTGGAACGTAGGAGACCCAGAAAAGTCACCTATGTTTTCTTTTATTTTTTTGTTGTTATTGGACACGGGATTATCTTAATTATTCTCCTGTGTCCTATGGCAACTTGGCTTTATCTTCGGTTTATTTCATTTGACCTCCTTGTAGGATACTTCTCATGTACTTTGTCCACGATTTTGAAACCGGAGGCTTGTGTGAAAATGCAAGCATTTTAACGTTTTACGGGGCAGTTCTTGATGAAAAATTTTCAATTATAGATGAAATTGAATTTTCCATTAAACCAGAAAATGGAATTTATGTCGTGGAGGCGCGGGCTCTAGAGATAAACAAGATTAATATCCTAGAGCATAATCGTATTGCAAGGCCAGTGTCCGAGTGTGCCCAGATACTTAAGGACTTTCTTTTAAAGCATACCAATTTCAGAAACAAAAAACTCTGTTTTTGTGGGCATAATGTTTACTTTGACAACGAACTTCTCAAGAAACACCTCCTCCTAGAGCCCTCTGAGTTTTATTTTCATAGACACAATCTTGATACAGCCTCAACTGCCTTGGTTTTGAAGTCTCTCGGGAAGCTACCAAAGAATTTTAATATTTCCTTGGTAAATCTGGCCGAGTTGTATGGCATCGACGCCACTAATGCACATCAGTCAAAAGCTGACGTATTTTTAACCATAGCCGTCCTAAAGAAAATGATGGCAGAATTGAAGACTTAATCAAAATATGAAAAATATAAAAGGTCAAGAAATGACACATGATCACTTTTCATTTCCCATGGATGTTCCCAGATTTCCCATTAAGTGCAAAGTGTCTTTGGACTCAGATATCAAATTAATAAACCCTGGTGACCTTGTAAAGCTGCCGCACATAGTTCAAGTGAGAGGCGAAATCACAGAGGAAACTGCAGGGGACTTTGCAAATTCTTTTCACATCGCAGAAAGTAGCGGACAAAGCGTTGTCCCTATTGTCATTGACTCCTATGGTGGTGACATATATGCCTTGCTATCAATGATTGACATAATTGAAGCTAGCTCAGTTCCGGTGGCGACTGTTGTCATGGGCAAGGCGATGAGCGCAGGCTCCGTTCTTTTATCTTGCGGAAATGAAGGAATGAGATTTGCTTCCCCAAGTTCAACCATAATGATCCACTCGGCCTGGCAGACCGGCATCTCTGGAAATGCAGACGAAGTTAAAGTGGACGCAGAGGAATTAATACGCCTCAATCAAAAAATACTGGAAGTTCTAAGCTTAAATTGTGGACACTCCAAAACTTATTTTCACAAGTTAATGTCTAAAAAGAAAAACACTGACTGGTATATAGGTCCGAAGGAAGCTGTAAAACACAATTTAGTAAACCACGTCAGGATACCAGAATTTAATATACAAATATCCACCAAGGTAAACTTTAAATGACAATAGTGGTCATCTCACAAGAACTTCAGAAGGTTCTGTTGCTTTACCAGGACCAGCTTTCAAAGTTATTTTTATACAAGCCTTTGACTCCTGCAACCCTTCAAAGAATGAAGGATGAGTTAGAGAGAATTAGGCTTTCACACAAGAAAATGGAAAAAAATCATGTGTGGGATGTAAAAGTAGAAATAGTACCAACCGGTGTAAGCTCTTTCACCTTGCAACCGATTCTAGATGATGTTACCCTAGTAGAGAGACCGGAAGCAAAAACCGTTTACAGGTAAGCGCAAATGATTAGTCTAGACCTTCGTTCCAAGCTCACTGTTCTTTATGGAGAACCCCACAGGCACTATCACAACCTTTCCCATGTTCAGCACTGCCTCAGGGAACTCAAGGAACTGATGGACGTTGAAAGTATTTCAAAACCGGATGTCAGCGAACGGCTAGCGATAGAATACGCTATTTGGTTCCATGATAGCGTTTATGACCCGAAAGCACCTTGGGGTCAGAACGAAATAGACAGCGCACAACTTGCGTGGGATTCTCTGTATAAGTACCAAGAACTAACAGTCGGCAAGTCTATTGTTTCCTCAATCGTAAAAATGATTGAGGCTACCAGCGGTCATCTTGTTTATGATAAGCTCGACCTTGCTACCCAGTATTTTCTGGACATTGACCTTTCCATTCTTGGCGCAGACGAAAAAACATATCAGGAATACGCGGAAAATATCCGCAAGGAATATTCCTTTGTAGAAAAATCTGTCTACGTGGAAAATCGCAAGAAAATTCTTGAGAAGTTCCTTGCTAGGCGAAACATTTATTCTACGGAACACTTTCGAAACAAATATGAGTCTAAGGCCAGATCCAACATCCAATTTGAACTTCGTCTCCTACCATATGTAACATGACACAAGCACCAAGACGAGTTAGTGGTGTATATCGATTGTTAAATAAAATCAACAATCGACTTTACATCGGCAGTTCTCTGTCCGTCTTTCAAAGACGTGATTCTCATTTTTCAAAAATGAGACGTAGACTTCACACTAATAAATTTTTAGAAAATGATTTTCATAAATGTGGTGAAGCCTCTTTTGAATTTTCTATTCTTGAAATATGTTTGCCAGAAAATCTTTTAAAGGTTGAACAGAAATATCTGGACCAGTATTATGACAATCAAAAAATGTGTTATAATTTGTCCAATCTGGCAGAAGCACCATCAAGAGGACGAAAATTAACATTTGAACATAAACAAAAATTGTCAAATGCAAACAGGGGTGTAAAACTTTCAAAAGAGCACAAAGAAGCTTTAAGAAAAGCTTGGAAAACAAGACCACCAATGACAAGTGAAACTCGTCGTAAATTGAGCGTTGCTCAACTTAAACGGTGGGCAAGATATAGGGAGAATAAAGAATGTCTCAAGCGCGTCGTGTGACTTATAAACAGTGGGCAGGTATTGTTATAAAAGGCTCTACCAAGTGGGAAGCCACTTCGGTTAAGCGGGAAAATCACCTAGAAAAAGCAGCATGGCTTACCGCCTGTGTGGAAGGTGGTGGAGTATTTGGCTCAGTACAGTCCTACGATGGTTGTGGTATGTCGGCTGGACTAGAGCACTGTATCGGCCTACTACCTCGTAGCATGGAACCAGGAAGCCTGTGGGGTCTCTTGTCTAAAATAGACGAAGCTCTCCCTGACACAAGTCCAACCTGGATCAGAATGAAAAATGCTCTAGGAAATGTGGGATGGTACCTCGATACAAAGGGCGTCCTTAGGAAAAAGGATACCGGAGCGGCTGTTACCGGTCAAGAAATAAGAAACGAACTTTCCCCGGTTGCTGGCGTCGTGCCAGAATCAGGGCCAGATTTTGAAAAGGCTGTAAGGTGGGCAGAAACCTTTAATAAGCTTTTTGAGGACCCTGCCACATTTGCCTGCCAGATTAGACAGACAAAAAATGGTTTGCTTGAGTCGCATAAAATTCTTGAAAATACTGTCTACTCAAGGTATTGCAAGATTGAAAATGCCTCTGCTGCCCTCGTTGGAACAAACATTAGCAATGAACTTGATCTTGCTATGTGCATCTATCACAGCTTTTCTGTAAATGCTCCAAGTAAGGCCAGGTCGGTTCTTGAGGCCCTTCTAGGGCAGGGACACGGACCTCTTGATTTTTCTAAGTTGCTTGTTAAAAACTTGGGCACAAATTCCTATGCCAACTGGAAAGAAAGATATTCTAGAACCAGAAAATATGCTAAGGAATCTGGATTATTTGAAGAGAGTCTTTTTACTTCCGTAGCCCCGGTCAACCTTTGATTAGTCGTGCCTAATTAAGGCATGACAAAATATTTTTGGTTTACGCTCTTTTTCTCAGTAAATCTTTTTTTGTTACCGGCGACGGCGAGAAGCCAACCTAGTCATATTGTATGTGCCGTTGGTGATTCTCATGTTGTGCCTGGGTCGTATTTTCTACGGGTACTTCAAGAGGAACTTGGAGAAGAATACGAAATAAGGGCAGAGGGAAGAAGAGGATGGACTTCCAGACGGTGGATTAGGTCTGGTGATTTTGCAGAAGTGTGCGAGGGAGCAGACATTGTACTTGTGTCTCTTGGAGGAAATGATAGAGTCCATGGGCGGACGTGGAGGTCGATAAAAGAAAATGTAAGTACCCTAGTGGAATCTCTTCCTTCTGGCACTCACGTTTTCCACATGACGGTTCCAAGATACTATAGACCAAGAATTCACCTAGCCTCAGACGGGATTCATATGTCAAGAAGAGGAGCTAGGGAATATGCAAGGGTAGTTGCACCGATGCTTTTGATGAGGGTTGCAGACTGACCCGTCCTCTGCTAGACTGAAGCCATGACAGAATTTCTACATCAATTCGTTAGCACGAAGACATTACAGATGCATTTTAATCTAAAGGCATGGGAGTTTGTAGAGTCCATGCTTCGGAATTTTGACTGTTGTATTGCAGGCGGTTTTCCGTTGCATGTAAAAATGGAAACGGATTTAACAAGTCGCCAGGGTGACATTGATTTCTTTTTTTCTTCCGAGGAAGAATACAAGAAGGCTATTGATTTTGCTAACATTTTCTTTAAGAAGGACTTGGACCTCTCGCAGCGCGATCTGGGTGAGCAATTCTACTTTGGAGAGTCCGTCAGGGCATATACTGTCGGCGGACACAACCAAATCTGGCAGTTAATCAAAACGAAGTTCGGAACCGTGGAGGAAATTCTTGGTCAATTTGACTTTGACAACTGCAAGGTTGCAATTTACCGGGATAAATATGGTACCTATGAAATGGCCTATAGCGAACTTGTTCCGCATTTGATTGGTACAAAAAAGTTGTCCTACAAACGAAACCTATATATTGCAGAAAATTCTACTCAAGTAGAAAAAAAGAAACTTGCAAAGAACAATATCCAAAGACTCGGAAAATACTTATCAAAATTTCCGGCTGGTTTTTGGGACGACGATTCTAGGACTGAATTTCTACAGCAGCTTGCCTGGGATTTCTTACAAACAAAAACTAGTTACTGTTCCCCGCAGATAGAAAAAATTCTCTTGGATGAGAATACTCCTATGGAAGACCTTATTCTATTTTTTCCTCTCGGCATAGGATTCAAGAAAATTTTTGACATCCGTACTGGCAGGGCAGAAAAAATTAAGCAACCCAAACATCTGCTCTCCTTTTTCTGATTACTATGACAAAAATTCCTAAAAAATTTGTAGGACTCCATAACCATACCACCCAGGGTTCCCCTGGTGATGCTATTGGTACACCGTTTGACCACCTTTCTTTTGCCATGAAAAATGGCCTGAGTGCTCATGCCATTACCGACCATGGCAACATGAACTCCTACAGCTTTGCCTACCATGCCTCCAAAAATCTCGGAGGTGGTATTAAATATATTCCTGGCATTGAGGCATATTTTCATCCTAATCTTTCCGAGTGGTCGGACTATAAGCAAAAACTAGCAGATGAAAAAGCGGCTGCTAAGGAAAAAGAGCAGCAGAACCAGGAAAGTGCATATAGAACCGCAGAAATGCCATCGGCACTTGGGGACGAGTTTGCAAACACCACAAAAGACCTTGTAGAAACTCTTTCTGACAATGGTCATAAAGTCGTGTCGGATGACTCCTCTGACAACGAGGGCGGCACCATCGTAGAAAACGAAGAAGAATCCAAGGGTGGACCAGTTAGAGATCCGCTAAAAAGACGCCATCATCTTGTCCTTCTGGCGAAAAACTCTGAGGGTTTGAAGTCTCTGTTTAAAATTACCTCTAGGTCGTTTATCGAGGGCTTCTACAGGTTTCCGAGAATTGACTTCAACATTTTAAAACAGGAGGCCAAGGGTAATATTATTGCCTCCCAAGCATGTGTAGCCGGAATGCTTGCAGATATTGTTTTTAAGCATCAAACGGAGCCAGATTGGAAAAAGTTTGCTCCCTCGCAGGAAAACTTTGAAAAAATTCAAGCAGAGATAAAGGAAGCCATTGAAAAATTCAAGTGGGCTCTCGGAGACGAGAATTTCTATCTAGAACTTCAGTGGAACAACCTTGGAGCACAGCATCTCGCCAACTATCACTTTATTGAGGCTTCCAAAAGAACAAATACTCCTCTAATTGTAACGGTAGATGCCCACTACTCGGATCCATCGCATTGGAAAGAGCGCGAACTCTACAAAATGATGGCCTGGATGTCTAAAACCAAAGAAGACGCCAGTTTGGAAAAAATTCCAAAGTCCATGGATGACCTTAAGTGTGAACTCTATCCCAAAAACGTAGAGCAAGTTTGGGAGTCCTACAAGAAATACTCCAAGGGATATGATTTCTATGACGATGATCTCATTTGCGATGCCATCGAAAGAACTTGGACAATTGCCCACGAGCAAATTGAAAATCCAGAAATCGACAGGAAGGTAAAACTTCCTGCCATCACAAAGCTTATTCCAACAGAGAATATTGATGCCCATAAGTCTAAGTCAGGAAATGTTGAGCTTTCTGAGGACGATATTGCCTACAAGGAACTCCTCAGACTTTGTAAACAAAAGCTGATTGCAAGGAACTTGCATGAGAAAAAAGACTACATCGCCCGTCTCCACACGGAATTGGATGACATAAAAGTAATTGGGTGGGCGAAATATTTCCTCACCTATGCCAAAATCATGGAACTTACTACTTCCGAGTTGTTTGTTGGAAGTGGCAGGGGAAGCGTAGGTGGCTCTCTTATTGCTTACCTTCTTGGTATTTCCCAGGTTGATCCCATAAGGTGGGGAACGCTTTGGGAGCGATTCGGTTCAAAGTTTAAAAAAGGCGTGGCCGATATTGACAATGACTGGTCAGACAGAGATAAGGCTGTAAAGCTTATCGCTGAATATTTCGGCGATGAAAACGTCATCCCCGTTTCCAATTTTTCTCAACTACAGGTGGCGTCCCTTATCAAGGACCTTGCCAAAATATTTGGTGTGCCTTTCGAGGAGGTCAACAAATATACCGCAAAAATGAGAAGCGAAGCCCTTGCGGTGGCAAAGGCCAGGCCAGGCTTTGATGCAGGCGTCTGGCAGTTTACGGTAGAGGACGCAGAAAAAGATAGCCCATCTTTCCGTGAGTTTATGGAAAAGATGAAGAAGTACCCAGATTTTGAGGTTGCCCTCAAAATCTTGTTTAAGCAAGTTAGAAATGTCTCCCGACATGCTGGCGGTGTTCTCATTACAGAAAATGCCCCTGGTAATATGCCGCTCATCAAGGCAAAAGGCGGTTTGCAAACACCGTGGCCGGAGGGCGTGAATGCCCGACACCTTGAGGAATTTGGTTTTCTCAAGTTTGACATTCTTGGTCTTGGTACCTTGAGGATGTTTGAAAACTGTGTCAGAAAAATCCTAAAGAAGCAAGGAAACAAACACCCAACCTTCTCTCAAATAAAGGAGTGGTTTGATGCCAACCTTCATCCTGACAACAATGCTTACGATGACATTAACGTCTACAAAAATGTTTTCTGGAGCAATAGGTTTGCTGGCATTTTCCAGTTCATCGACCCCAAGGTTCAAAACTATGCCGCTCTTGTTAAGCCAACTTCGGTGTTTGACCTAGCCGACATTACCAGCCTATTTAGGCCGGGTCCTATGGGAGTCGGCTCCCATAATAGATATCTTGAAACCCGCACAGAAGGCAAAACAACATATCTTCATCCCCTTCTTAAGGAAGTCTTTGGTCCTAACAGAGACACCATTATTTATCAAGAGGATCTCCAGCTTATTTATCACAAACTTGCTGGTGTGCCCCTGGCGGAGACTGACTCCATTAGAAAAGCCTTCACCAAAAAAGAAATTTCTAACAAAGAAAAGGCCAAGGCAGAACAAAAGAGACTAAGGGATGACTTTACCAAGAGGTGCAAGTCGGTAAATGGCATCGAGGAACATGTTTCTGCTAGAATCTTTGATGACATTGACATGTGTGCCGCTTACTTGTTCAACAAGGCTCACGCTATTTCCTATAGCATAAACAGCTATTGTTGTGCGTGGCTGTTTACCTATTACCCGGATGAGTGGATCACCACCTATATTGACTACTGCTCCACAGACAAGGGAAAGGTTTCTGGACAGGAGGATCCAAAGGCAGTTGCCATAAAGGAAGCTAAGGCTCTTGGATTCCGGTTTGGAAAACCGGACATTAACTTGTCAGAGCACGAGTACACCATCCAGGGAAATCTCTTGATTCCAAGCTTTGCCTCTCTTAAGCACGTTGGTACAACGGTTGTTAGAGAAATAAATGACTACAGGCCATATAAGTCCCTTGAGGATCTTCTGTGGACAAAAAACTCCCTGCACACCATATGGCGTCACAGCAAGTTTAACAAGCGTGCTCTGGCTACCCTCGTCAAGATGGAAGCTTTTGACTCCATGGGCCTTGTAGGACCAGGAAAAACCTTTCAAAACTACAGGCAGATGTATGAGGTTATGGTGGAGAAGGGCGATCAAATAAAGAAGGCTCTCGCCAGGAAGAAAAATAGAAATCACGAGGAACTTCTAAAGCAGTTTATTGAGGAAGTTCAAACCCTTCCAGACTGGACCCCGGAGGAGAAGCTGAGATTTCAACTAGAACTTGGCGGCTCTGTGGATCTAAGCCTTATTATGACCCCGGGGATTGAACAATTCCTAAACGATAACGACATTTCTCCGATTGAGCTATGGGAGAGTGAGAATTCTGCCTATTGGGCCATAGTACAAAATTGTACTCTTGCTACCGCCCGCACAGGAAGAAAATACATGAAAGTAGCTCTCATGGGTTCTAATGGTTCCACGCATATGTGTAGCATATGGAGTTATGGTGGCTCTGCAGAAGAAAATGAAAAGCTTCAAAAGAACACCGTCATCACCTCTGTTTTCCAAAAGAACGAGTATGGCCTAAGCACCAACATCAGAAAAATATACAAGGTCAGAGAGGATTGAAAAATGTCTACGGCCGAGGATAAAGAGCAGCAAAAACAGGAATTTATCGACAGAGGAAGAAGTCTTGGGTCTAGACTTTTTGAGACCTTTAATTCCAAAAATATTGGATTTTTCTTGACTTCAAAAGGTTATCTTGATCCGTCTGTTTGTATGATGGCGACATACATTCTTATGGTTTTTGTATACTTGTGGTTTCCGAGCATAACTCCAGTCAATTTTGTTCTTGGCGCTGCTCTTTTGCATGTTTTTTTACTATATGTCCCTGTTAAAAAGATAATTAACAAAATAACGTCTTATTTGACGGGGGAAAGTAAAGATGGTAACAAATGACTGGCAACCGGGAGATGAGTGGTATCACACTAGAGTAAAAAGCTTGCATCCAAAAGAAGGAGTTACTATTTCAATTTGGGAACGGAGACATCATACCGGAAATGAAAAAAAATATTCTGTCTATGTAGAATGTGAGTATACGAATACGCTTTTAGTAGACGAACTCCCCTCAGAAAATGAAGCAATCTACTTTGTAGAAAACAACATTCGAAAAATAACTTACGGGTGTGACTATATTGCCTACGGTACGCAAGTCCTTGCATTTATTAACCCAAAAAATAAACCAGAACCTAAGAAAAAAGAACCACACCTTTCGTAAATGACTACCAACATAAAACAAAAACACGCCAAACGGTGCAAGAATTGCGACTGTGGAATACCAGACGAAAGACTTGGCGGACTGTTTGAGTTAAAAATCAAAAAAAGAGGAGAATCCTATATGCTTTCAGAAAATAAAATTTCCTATTCTGCCATTGTTCTTACCGATGAATCCAGAAATAAGTTACTATCCAAGCTTGCGGACAGAATTCCAGAAGGCTGGGATGTTGTCGCCCATCACGTAACAATAAAAATGGGAGAACTTCCTCCCGAGCTAAAACCTAGCATTGGATTGCCTGTCACCCTAAAGGCATCAGGTTTTTATGTCAATGACAAGGTTGCTGCCATAGAAGCAATTGTTCCCCCGGAAATTCGTCCGTTTGTTAAAAACAAACACCCGCACATTACCGTGGCTGTGAATAGGGCTGCCGGAGGGAAGCCTGTCGTGTCGAACGACCTGATAGCAAAGAGCTTGCAAACTGATGAGGAGTCTGGTACTGTAGGGAGGTACACAACACCCATCGACCTGATGGGGCAAATACAAGAAATCCCACAACAATGAGAATTAAATCCGGTAACATTCCCAAGGAACTTACTTATATCGTTGCCTCTCCTAAGACGGTCACAATAACCTGGGAGGATGCCCTGGTCCCGTCGGAAGAGGAAGAGGCAGCCGAGGAATATGTCGTCAAACAGGAAAAGGTTTACCCGACCTTTGTTAGCGACTCCACAAATGAAAAAACACTGGCTACTGGCCGACAGTGGGCAAAGTCTGCTGGACGGTATTATGACTATCAGCAGAAAAAATGGATTGACCCAACCGAACCCGTTACGGAAGTAACCCGAGCAAATGACCCTATCAGCAATCTTCGTGTGTATGGCATGGACTTCCGAGGAAATGGCGGCATGGCTTGGAAGTGTGCAGATGAGTCTGGTAGGTATTTTGACCTTCGAGAGGATATTCTTCTTGACCTTATGCGGACAGTTGGCGTCTCCCCAGGCGGCTATCTAAACGGGAAATATATTTGGGCAAAAATTGGCAGCGAGATGAAGTTGGTACGGGTAGGGTCCGACCTTCACAAGGCTCTTATTGTCGTGACGGACAGGCAAGAGAAAAAAAATATCCACACAAAACATCTCGTTCCGTGGCACTTTTATCAGGAAAAGAATGGAAACGTCTGGCTCTATGCCGGGAAGGCATCAGGACTCAGGGCAGTCCTCGATGAAGAGGACACAGATTTCACACGTTGGAAGCACTGGAATAGCTGTAAAAACCAATCCCATTCCTCCTGGTATGTTACAAGCTACATAAACAGATGGAAAATGGATCTTTCTGTTGAGCCCCCCAGGCCAAAACGGCTTGAAATTCAGCTCGAAAAATATTGTGATCACCTGTGGATCAGGGTCAGCAATTGGGATGACTCCAAGTCTGCTGAGAGAAACATCAAAAACTTTGATCTAAAAAAAGAGATTGAAGCCAATAAATACTATTCCTCCTTTGAAAGGATTGTAAAATTTGGAACCGGGCTAAAGATAGTTTCTGACCTAGGGGAAATTAGCGGTCTCAATCTGTTTGAGACGTTTAGAGAAAATGCCATGCTAAAGGGATTTGCCATAAACAAGCAAGCCTCCGAGAACGCTGTCCAGTCCCTTCTTGAAAAAGAACGAAATAGGGCCTTGGAAATGGCCAGGTACGTAGAATACGGTACGATGGTCCCGGAGGGAGCGGATTTGGACCCCTCACACGACTACTGGCTTACCGAGATTATTTCTAGAGAGCCAAAATAAAGAACATCCTAGGCCAACTAATTACCCTTAGAATTCCACAAATTTGGATAATTTAAGGGTAATATTTCATGGCTAAACCTGTAGTTGACTTACAAAATATCATTCTGTCCTCTGTAAAGAGCACCTTTGATGCCGCAGGAATAAAATCTAAAAACCTTCCTGAGGTGTCGGCAAAGGGTGTAAGTCCTCAAAAAACATCTTCCTCCATAAAGGAAACTGTAATAAAAACAGCTACTTTACTCAAGGAGGCAATTGTTTTGGTGCCAAAAACTTTCCTTATGAAGACGGAATTTCTGTCTTCCAAGGCAAAGCAGGCACATGAGTCGCTTTATAAGGAATATGTGGATGCATTTAACAAGTGTTCTTCCCTTTTGGATGCAGCAAATCCAGAGGAAGCCGGTAGCGCCCACTCTCCATATAGGTCGTTAAAAATAGATGAGCAGTACAACTTGAATGCGGTAAAGCTTCACGAGCTTTATTTCACCAACATTTCTGATGCTTCCTCGCATATAGCCGTTGACTCCATTCCGTTTATGAGACTTGCCAGGGACTTTGGCACGTTTGACAGATGGCAGTTTTGTTTTAGGGCTTGTGCTATGTCGGCCAGGGAAGGTTGGGTAGTAACCTATTACGAACCTTACAGAAATTGCTACATGACTTGTGTGGTTGACAGCCACAACGTTGGAATTCCCCTTGGCGGTATTCCGGTAGTTGTCCTCGACATGTGGGCACACTCTTATTACCGGGATTATCTAGATGACAAAAAGAGTTATGTAAACGCCATGATGCGTGAGCTTAACTGGAACGTCATTGAGGCAAGAATGATGATTGCCGAAAGAGCAAACGTGGACGCTGTGTTTAAAATCCAGCCTATCACCAACTCTGTACCGGACAGAATACTACAAGCTGTAAATGCGGACAATATGGCTCCAATACAAAAAGACCAGATTCAGTCCTCTGAGGTAACTGGAAATCAACCTGCTCCGCAAATTGGGGACCAAGGAAAGCCAAGAGGCGCATGAATATAAATCTTCCAGCACTAGGTAATGTCAACTACTACAGGGCCGACGGAGAAATACCAGTTGGAAATCCTCCTGTGGTTATTCCGGCAAATACCTTATTTGCGCTCTACAAGACGGCACAAAACAAATTTCTTTTAATAACCCCAAAAGCACAATCAAATGTAGATGGTTTGGCAGCACAACACCTTGCACAGTCTGGTCAGTTTGTTAAAAGCGAAATAGGTGAGTCAAAAATGACAAAAACAACTAAACAAAAAGGAATTCTGGAGACGCTTCTTTTCAAGGAAGCTGAGAGCGCCATTGAACCGTCTGAGACGGACCCTGTAGAAATTCCAGATGTTTCTCTCGATCAAAAGGTAGATAAATATCTGGTAAGATATGAGAGAGAGGCAATTCCTACTTCGTCTGTGTATGACGTGGATATGATGGCTGGACAAGCAGAAATAAATGCAGCAAATCAGGGACCTGGAATGGCTACAGGCGGGACAACTTCAGGGGGACCCGCTGCTCCACTTCCTCCATATGAGTCAAAAAAGATAAACAACAAGGGGCTTCTGGAATCCTTGTTATTCGAACAAGAGCCAGGAGAAGACCCAACGGCAGCAGCAGGAGCAGCCGATCCCACTGCGACAGATCCAACAGCAGCAGGAGGCTTAGGGGCCGATCCAACAGCAGGAGGCGATCCTATGGCGGGAGCCGCAGGTCCAAAATCCCCACCTGTGATTGACACTCCTAAAATGAATCTAAATTCTTACTGTAGGGCAGTTGCCAGACTCATTGAAAATTATGAGGCCCTACTTGACCCAAAAACCACCATCTTCAACAGAGCCAAGGAATATATCAGAGTGAACTATGACGAGGCAACTGCTAAGATGTTTGAAGAAATAATGACAGAACGTCTCGGAGTAAACCCTCAGCCACCAGAAAGAGACAAAAGAATGGCTCCACCGGCAGCAAATGCTATCTACGGTGCTGGAGGCGGGGCTGCAGGATAATATCCCATGACAACAAATTCAGAGGGAAAGAAGAAAAACGTTTTATTCTCCTTTGACGACGACTTGTTGCTGGACGCTAGAAAAGTTTTGTTTGCAAACAACATGACTTTGCAGCAGTATATTACTTTTGTGATGCACAAGCTTACTATGGAAGACGAGTCCGCTAAGGATTTGTTGACAAAGGCTGTGAAGTTCCATGAAGAAAGTCTCATTGTTTCCAAAGAAGGAAAAGAGGATTTATTGAAAATAAATCCAAATAATCTTTATTCCTTTTTTGAGAGACAAGAGAAAGAAAAATAAGAAAGAGGTAACCTTATGAATTTTTTTGCTAAACTAACCGAACTTTTCTTCCCAAAAATAGAGGAATCACCAAAAGAAGTAGAAAAACCTATCGTTACCATCTCCGAAGAAGCAGAAGAAATAATAAAGGCAGTTGAAAATCAACAGTTAAAAGAACTGTCAGAAAAAGTCTATATTCTTGCTGTTAATATCAACAATCTTATTCTCGCTCAGAAGCAACAGCAAGAATTCTTGGTTCAAATAGCCACCCTTCAGGAGGAACTATTAAATCAGCTTGACCAAGGTAAAATTATGTTTGTAAAACAGCACCAGCCTTTTTCTACCGGCGGGCCAGGTGACAAGGCTTCAAAACAGCAACAGGACGAGAATCCTTTTTCCTTTCCAGACATTCCAGGCAAGAGAAAACAAAACTCAAACTGACATGCAAACAAATGAAGTAATAGTAAAGGTGTTGTCCTGGCTAAAGGACAACTGGATGTTGTTTATTATTGTTGGTCTTGGTGTGTTTTTGTTTTACACCCAACAGATGGCCAAAAATTTATTAAATGACATGGCGAGGGAAAATGAAGAAGAGTTTGCAAGGCACACTGCCAGTCTAGAAGAAATGAGAACCTCCTTTGAGGCAGAACGCCAGGAACAAGAACAAATAAATGTCAGGTACACCGAAGAAATTGAGCGCCTAAGGGCTGACTACAATGAAAGACTTGCAGACCTGGAAGCAAGAATAACAACCAGGAGACAAAGATTCATTAGAGAAACGTCGGGAAGACCTGATGAAATGGCCAATAGACTTAGGGAAAGGCTTGGATGGAGCGAACCATGATGACAAAAAAATATCTAGCAATTTTTTCTATTTATTCTATTTTGTCGGCAGGTTGTTCCGGTGCAGTTACGCAGACTTCCGGGGCCAGCGAGACAATTCCAGAATCATCTTCTGTTTCAACTTCTCCTCCATTAAATAATACAGAGGAAACAGCTACAGCCGGTGGGGAAGAAGAAAGAAATCCAGAAGATGTAGTTCCCGTAATAATGTCTCCCCCTTCTGGAGATGAGAGAATTGTTGGCATTTCTACTGGAAGTCCTGCGCCATTTACGGGGGTTCTTTTAAATGAATCCGCCGCTGCCTGGCTTGAGGCCGAGCCGGATGCTGCCCGTGAGAGGTGTCAGTTATTCTTGGATAGAAGAGTAGGAGAGCTTGAGGCAAGACTCCTGGCAGAAACAGACAGGCTCACCCTTAGAATAAATACCATGATTGAAGTCCATGCCATAGAACTTCGTGCGAGAGACGAAAGGGTGGCTTCCCTTACAGAAATGAACGAAAATCTAAGAAATAACTCCGGGGAATGGTGGGAACAAGCCTTGTTTGTGGGTGGTGCCCTTGTTGTTGGGGCAGCTATTGGCATTATAATTGGTTTTGTTGGGGCTAATTAATCCAATAGAGGTTAATATGGCTCAATGGTATCTTCTAAAAGACAGTGACGGAAAGAAAAGTGTGTCCTACACCATGGTTCTTATTACTTTCTTTGTCTTGACGCTTTGGCTTAGTCTTTCTATGTTCAACAAGATTTTGAACCTGGAGATAAGAGAGTTCGACGCCTCAGGTGCTTCCTTGTGGTTTGCTCCGATCGCAACTTTATATTTTGGGCGGAGATGGACCCAGGCTAAATCGGGTAGTAGTGACACTGGCGAGAAATAACACCGAAGGCAACGTCAGACTTGACACGCTTTGGCACGATGCTACATTCTTTCCTGGATGATGACAACCACTATCAACACCAACAACAGTAACAACAGTAACAACAGCAACGAGGAACTTAGCCCACTATTTGAAGGTATCCGAAATGAGTCGGAACTTAGGGATTGGCTTATGCGGGTCTACTTTGACCCAACAAAGCACAATTCCTTAAATTATTTTAAGAAATCGGTTACCAAGGACAATGTTCTAGAATTTATTTCTCAGTCCAAGAATAATTTCCCTCAGACGCCATACTCCGTTGTAAAGATTTGGGAAACCCTACCCTCCCTCAGGGAAGGTTTGAAATCTGTGGTCTTGGATGAGTTTTCTGAAAAATCCCCTGTGTACATCAGGGGAGAAAAAACTCTTGCAGAAATTTCTAAGGCTATTGGTGACGTAACAACCACCATGGTAAATAAAATTTCTGACGGGGCTGCACTAAAGCTTTCTGCCATGGTTACTGCCCTTTATTCTGACAACAAGAAACTTGCCATGGAAGTAGACAAGAAAATCGAAAATGCCATTTTGGACACAGCCGAGGCTTTTGCGGACGCCATTCAGGTTTCTGCTACCCCGCAGGATGTTCTAAAGAACCTGTGTAAAACGGGATTCCTTACAGAAAAAGATTTTGCCATCGCAGACTCTATCGAACTGGATAGTATCAGCGAGCTTATTTCCTGGGTTAGGGACGAGGAAAATCCTGCTACTCAGTCAGAGCTTGAGGACGTATTTACTGCTGACCTCAAAAAGCAGATAAACATTTTTAACATTGCTCAGTTGATGGTCTCTAGGCGCATTTACAGGAAAATTGCCACCAAGGTAATGAAAGACGCCGGTTCTATAATTTAAAACATATAACATGGGAAGTAAAATTATACAGACACCACACGGGTTGATAATCGTGGACGAGAACTTTGATGAGACTAGCCTTGATATTTCCTCAATGCTTCCACCAAAGTCAGAAATATATCCCTCGCCCGATGCCGACGCTGTTTCTCCTCCAAAGAAGGATGTTCTCAGCGTAAACGGGGAAGAGTATAGCGGGAAAATAAAGATATATTCGGTACAAGAAAACAAGAAAACAGGGCAAAAAACTATAAAAGTGATTCTTGTTTCCTAGGGCATAATTAATGCTATGTCCGCCACCAAAAAAGAAAACTCTGACAAAAATAACTCCCAAGTTCGTATTTTTGGACTTGAAAACCTCATAAGGGAGGCAGTTACCCTCGCCCTGTATGAGCAGCAGCCTGCCCCTGCACCTCCTCCTGCACAGCCCGCAGCACCCACAGGAAGCCCTGTGCCTCCTCCTGCGCCTACGCCACCAGCCGACCAGGCCCAGCCTCCCCAGCAAGGCCAGGACGCTCCTGCACAAGCTCAGGCGCAACAAATGACCATTGATTCAATGATCGAAAGGCTAAACGTCATTCGTGGGGGTAAGTCCTTTACGGATCCAGAGGTCTACGGACAACTTGTTACCTACTTCAAAAAAATAACCCCCGAACAGAATCAAATTATTGACCAATATCTTCAGGATATTTCTAGGATTATGGTAAACGTTCGTACAGGAGTGGAGCCAGAGGCAGAACAGATAAGTGCCCAGCCCCCAGGAAATGCTGCTCCGCCTCCGCCTGCTACGCCTGGCGGTCCTGCACAAGCTCCAATTTCTCCGAGCGCCGTTTCCCCACCGCCAGCACCAGCTACCCCCGGGGGGGTCTAATATTCTACACACTTGCCCTTGGGGTGTGCTATACTACAGTAGATACCGCACATCATGTCTGAACCACTACACAAGTTTGATCTCGGTGACGTTTGTCTTGTAAGTGCAAAAATCAAAGGTTTTGATTTTCTCCCTTGTATCCCCGCAAGGAGAGGAGATGACGCCCTTGAGCTTAAGGATGGTATTTTGCTTCACTGTCTTGGCCTAAAAGAAGTAGGACCTAATTCCTGGTTTTATCAAATGGAAATTGTCACAGGAAGCAAAGCGGGTGACCTCATTTTTGTCGGACATCAGCTTGGGCATCTATTAGAAAAAGTTCCAAGCCACAAGCGTTTTCGATGAGAGTATCTCACAAGGACCTAGCCAAACTTGTAAAAGTAGTTAAATATGACACCAGCGACGTGTTGATAGACTGCATAGGTGAATCTTGGGCAATTCCATGTCACGTAGAAAATTGGATTGACTTTATTGACGTTAGTGTTTATTCGCCTAGCAAATATGTTTATTTTATTCCGTCAGGAACCCTTGGCACAATTATTCAAATAGCGGAACCCGTTAGAAATGTAGGAATTAACTACGCTAAGGTCTTATTTCCTGAGGCGATGTATGACGATCCACATAACACATATCTTTCCTGGTCCAAAGTAGCAGTTTTTCCTGCTGGGGCTTATTGGATTTCCGGGGATTTTTTAGAGGAAATTAATTTGGACTAATTTCTCCCATAGTTAAAACTATGGGAGTTATATTATCGGAGGAATACGTCGGGGAACTTGTAAAAGTTTCCAAAAACTCCATAGGACTCGCCATTGATACCACCGGAAAACAAAGGGCGGTTAGGCTTACAATGGGATCAACGTTTCTTGTGCTCGGAATCTCAGACAAAAACATTCCAGAAATATGGAAATCAATACCGTTATTCAAGATTTTGCCTATTGGAAATAAAACCTACGATGACTTTACCTTAAATGTTAAATTTGTTCCTATCGCTTTATATGTAGACCCGGAAAATATAGAGCTTGTCGATAATGACTCCGCCAAATAGTAACAAAAAGTTTGACAGCATTTACAGTCGTGCTACGGTAAAGTAGGAGTCATAGTACATGGAGTGGATTTGCTGCGCAATCGTGTTCTACGGAGTTCTTTATGTAGCTGGAAAGTTCTTCGGAGAGCGGGGAGAAAACATAGCCCAGGGATGCCTCATTATTGGGTCTATTCTTTTAATTGTTAGCTTGCCGATAGCTTTTTTCCTGTTCTTGCGTTTCATTATTCCTGTGCTATAGTCAAGACATGTCTACCTTTGAAGTCAAAGTCCTCCCTGTAAAAATTGAAGTACATCCCGGGGCTGACAATCTTGAAATTGCCCGGATTGGGGATTATCGTTCTATCGTCCGTAAGGGTGACTTTAGTAACGGTGATCACTGTGCCTATATCCCAGAGGGCGCTGTACTTCCCGATGATCTAATTGCAGAGATGGGGTTGACCGGTAGGCTCGCCGGATCAGACAAAAATCGCGTTAAAGCTGTTAAGCTGCGCGGTGTCTTGTCTCAGGGCCTTATCTACCCGGCTCGTAAGGGTTGGCGCAAAGGAGACGATGTAGCAGCAGAGCTTGGTATTTGGAAGTACGAGCCTGTGGTTCCTGCCGGGTTCCAGGGCGAGCTTATGTCGGTTGGCGGAAAGCGCACCCTCAACTATGACATTGAGAACTACAAAAAGTTCCCTGACCTTT